GTCGCAGATCCATTTGGTGCTACGTAGATCGTATTCCATATTGTCTTTTTGCCATTCTGGATCTATAATTTCTTTTGCTTCTTCTTCTCGCCAAGTCTCATACATCTTAACATATGCTGGATTGGGCAACTTGCCGTCTTTCTCACAGCGTTTGACATACCCTTCTTTTTGGAAGGTATGCCGATCAGGACTTGAAGCAATATCGTCGGTCATATTGAAGTGCCGTTTTTTAAGTATTCGGCCAACATGCCCTGTGCTTCTTCTTCGCTGATAGCATATACCTTGGCTTTTAGAATACCATCTTGAATCATCATGTCAAATGGTACAGTACCGTAGAACTGAAAGCCTTCGGGCAGTTCCTGTTCAACAGTAAACTCTTGTAATTGTCTGGCACGTTCAAGTGCTGAGTCTGCAATTTCTTTTGCTGTCTTCATATGATCTCCTTAGGTCCAAAGTGATTGTCTAATCTTGATTAAACGAATCATCATTTGCTCATCTTCCTTCTCATAGGCGGCTTCTATTTTACGAAGTTCCTTAAGAGCCAACTTGCTGGCTCGTTCAAGTTCTTTACTATCCTTAGCACCATCCCAACTCAGTTTGCCGCCATTTTGTAAACGGCTAAGTTCACAGTAGGCAGTCCAACCACTTACTTCATATGGATCAGGACGATTACGATATGTAGTGGTCCACCAAAGGTAAAGTTCTTTAATTTCTCGAGCGGCTTTGGCTTGATATGTAGGCTCTTCTTTTTCGCCTTCTTCGATAAATTCTTTATTGGTAAGAGTCATTGCCCAGTCTAAGTAGGCAAGTCCGGCTTCTGGACAGCGCCAGGTGCGCCAACGCAACCAGCCACTACGCCACCATGGAACATTGTACTTCTTTTGTTCCTCGCTGTTCCACATTACATAGTGCCAGGCTTGTTCTATTTCAACAAAATCCACAAGCTCATTAAACAAACAAGGAAGGAACCGATTTCCAACATCTTGCCATTGTCCTGGTTTAATATCTTGAGGATGCGCTGTAAGGCTATGACTACGAGAGACCCAACGATTATTAATGTAATATCTGACATCATTTAATTTGTCCGTAGGATAATGAATAAAGTTTTGGACAGCATCGAGTGCTTCTTCAGCAATCCAAAAGCGTACGGGATTATAACCTTGAGCCTTTTGGCGCCATTCATCCCATTGTTCGCTGGTGCCTGCACTGAGTTTAGGAGTTCCGCGAACCCAATCTGCAAATTTTGAACATGACCAATATGTGCTTCTCATAATTCTGCTTTCCCAAAACGTAGGTAAAATTCTGCAAGTTTTTTCTTTTCTAACTCTGCTACTATAGCATACTTATAGCCCATTGTCAACGCATCTGGTTGTCTACGCCATTCGGGTTGATCCTCGGCATGTTTCATTACAAACTTACCCGCATCACTTTCTTGCCATGTCCACATGGGCTCTGCCGCATACAGATCCGGATCTTCTACATCTCCCATTCTGAAAGTGTGTACAACCACTTTGTGTATTTCTCGTACAGACTGTTGGTCGTCTACTGCGTATTGTACTTTAGCCATGGATCAAATGATAAAGTGTTATAAACTTTTCGGCTGTTCTCTTGTCGTCAAAGTACCACATGTCCCAAGCCAACCGTCTTGTACCTAACCATTTAGGTGCTTCTTGTTCAACCCAGGCAATGTGTTCATCGAGAGCCGATTTATAAAAGACTTCAGGATCCGGACGTTCTGCTACAAATTGAACACACCAATTGTTCTTGCGTTTGATTAAATGAGGTGTTACAGTTTCTACAGGATGGTCCATTGCCCAAGTTCTCATTACATCATTGAGTGTAGTCATACTACCTTCTTTGATTTGCGTTTATAAAATTTACGTTTTGGTTTAGGACTTGCGGTAGGCATAATAGCAGGAATTTCTGCGTCCTTCATTCTACGTTCCATTGCCGCATGTATTTGATCTGGACTGACTTCATCTTCTTCTTCATCTGAAGCCAGGGCTTCTTCAAGTGTTGTTCCTACTAATGGAATAGGCATTCCTAACTTCTTCAACAGCCTATTGTTTTCTACAGCATCTTCCAACTTGCGGAATGCCATGATAGGACCCCTGGGGTCAGGACTGATCATATCAAAAGTTCGGACTTCATAGATATCGTCTATGCCTGTTTCGATTTCAATTATGTAAAGGTCTTGAATCTTGTGGCCTTCTTTCAGATGTTCAAGAGTGATAATATCTACCACTCTACCTTCAACGAGATTGCGCTCGCCCAAGTGAATCCACACTTGATCTTTTATGTTGTATTCATTCTTCATTTCTTAGTTCCTTGTATAGATCACCTCTATACCAATTCAATGCGTCTTTCACAATCTCAGACGCTGTGCTTATCTCTGGTTCCCATCCTAACACAGCCTTGGCACGACTGATGTCTGCGTAATTGATAGGAATATCGCCTGCCCGTCTTGGGCCAATTCGCCAAGGAAACATACCTACCTTGGCCTGATCTAAAAACTCGCTCATCATACGGATAACACTCTTGCCTTCACCTGCTCCAATATTGATATAGTCAGTTGTGCCGCCTGCATCTAAGTATTTGAGTGCTTTGATATGTGCTCGAGCAATGTCCCAAATGTGTGTGTAATCTCTAACTGTGGTACCATCTTCTGTAGGATAATCTCCTCCGTTGATCACAAACTCTCTCTGTCTTCCGTCTATGATATTTTGAAGACTGGGAATAAGATGTGTAGGATTTTTTCTAAACTCGCCGATTGAGCCATCAGGCGCCGCACCACTGGCGTTAAAGTAGCGTAGACTTACACTTCGAATACCGTGTGCTACATCCACATCTCTCAGCATGTTTTCTACTGCTAACTTGCTGGAACCATAACTGGTTGTGGGAGCCTTTGGATAGTATTCACGTGTGGGCAGTTTATCAGGATGAACTTCACCGTAGACGCTACTGGTGCTACTAAACACAAACTTATTTACACCGTATTTGACACAGGTTTCTAAAACAGTGGCAGAACCAGAGACATTGTTTTGATAATATCGAAGTGGGTCGCTAACACTGGCACCTACTTCACTTGAAGCCGCAAGATGAATAACAGCATCGAATTTATGCTCTTCAAATGCTCTTTCTAGGGAATATTTTTTATTGATATCTGCCGAAATGGCTTCCCAATGCAGGTTAGCCCACGGACGCAGTTTTGCCTGTAAGTCGTAGACAACAGGAGTATGACCCTGTTCATACAACATTTTTGCGACATGGCTACCAACGTAGCCACTGCCGCCGGTTACTAACACGTTCATTGTGGAGTCTTGGCCTCAAGCAATTCTTTGACAAATTTCAGGGCTTTCCTGGATGTGTCAAATACATATTCACTTTCATCATCTTCAGTGCGTAGCACTACAATGATACCGTTTTTTACTTGACGTAATTCAATTGCTTCAAAGACCATAGGTCCTCCTGTGTGTTTACTGTGGAACAGATAAGTTGTAATTAAAGTGGAAAATACCAATGTGCGATACTTCTCTGCTAAGTTCTTGATCGCACCAAACTTCGAACCCTGCCTTTTGGGCTTGCTGACAGAAGTATATGTCTTCACCGATTTCCAAATTTAACTCTGGAATGTACTCTTGCAAGTAGTGTGGGTGAGGAATCTTTTCATACACAGAACGATGGCAAAGAACCATTCCGTGTGGTAAAACATCGATCAATTCCAATGGAGGACTTTGATCAGTTGTTTGGAATTCTGAGTATGTACCGGCTTTGCCCATCATACCTGTAAAGTTAGGATTAGGAAAACGACGTCTACGATAGTTAGCACCGATGATTGCTTTACCACGTTTCAGCAATCGTAGTGGAGCATCAATTGGGAATTTCATATCGCTATCAACCCACCAGATGTAATCAAAGTCTGACTTCATAAAGATGTCAACAAGATTGCGTCGAGCGATTGTAATAACTGATCCAATGTTAAAAGCACAATTGATCTTGATACCATTAGCAACCATATTAGCCGCCGACATAGCAAGATGTTGAGCAAATTCAGCATTGACCATTTCCATTGCTGGAACAGCAATCATGATGCTTGGAGCCTTACCACCTTGTGCTTGTGGGTTAAAGGTCTGTGGTGTTGTAGTTGGTTGAGCAGGGCGGGCTTGCGCTGGCTTCACATTAAACTTTGGTTTGACTTTCATAACTTCCTTTGTGAGTTTATTCTTTTAATTATCTTAATTATATGATCAGTTTATTAATTATTGGTTAGGCCCATGAATAACATTTCTCGTTCTGTAACATAGGCTATAGGTTTAATCCAACCAGCATTTAATGCCATGGTCAAAACACTTCTGTATTCTTTTGGACAATTAGTTCCAACTTCAAATCCTGCTCGATTAGTTACTACTAACCCGTCTGTGATGGTAAAATTTTTATCACCGGGTCTGATAGTTCGAATTTGGCTTTGACAAGAAGTAATGTTCATACTCTTAGTATATAACATTACCTCTGCTGTGTCAAGTTATTTTGATAGATTCTGGTAAACTTTCTTTAATAATTTTTTCATCACAGGATGGTTCGGATACTCCTGAAATGTCTGTACATAAGCCCAAAGGTTCACACTGTCTTTAACTGTGATCTTTTTGACTTCTTTGAGTTTTTCTTTAACAACATCTACATCACCGTGCTCCAATAGTTCGCAGGCAATGTTGTGAGCATAAGCACCGATCTCATCTGGATCACTTAGATAAATTAAATTTTCTTCTTCTTCTGTACAATCATCTGGCACATAAATTGGGCCTGGTTCCCAAAAATCTCTAGTACGATATTGGTACATGTGAATCATTTCATGTGCTAAATTGTCAGCAAGATTTCGAATCATACGATCAAATGTTTCTGTATCCATAATCATAACTTCATTAACCGGATTGGTCACAAGGTAAATTTCGATTGGAACTTCGTTATTTTCATCTAACCCGCCGTCATAGAAACTGCTGAAGCCCAAATCATTTTCGTCAACTTGTGGACTTGAAACGTGTTTGACTGTGATATTAAATCTCTGGCCGATAAACACCCCCAGATGTTCAATAAAATCATCAATGGGAATAAGTTGGTTCACTATGTCTTTGCGAAGTTCTTCCATAATTGGAAGCACATCATTTCTAGTTGGTACAATTACCGGCTTGTTTAATTTAGGAGAGCAATTAAATTTTTTTATTTTTCTTTTCATTTTAACCAATCTGCTGTCTTATACGGTTTTCCTATTTCGGTATATGGCAAATAGTATATCACTTTCTTTTTGAGTTTTTTAATAACTCTGTGATTGTGATCGTGATCAAAAGTGGCCAAATACGTTCTATAGGCATTCTTCTTTAATCGGCGGTCTCTGAGATCGCTGTTCAGATACTGGACGATTTGTTTCTTATCTCCCTTGAAACGATCATTTAGGTAACAGGCAATATTAAACGCATACGCATCTATCTCGTCATCATGACCGTAGTAGACTTGATCTCTGCGTTGTTTGCCTAATTCTGCGGTACTTTCGTATCCTGGAATATCTTTGAAGTTTCTACGACGATATTGTCGTGTGTGAATAATTTCATGTAGTAGTGTATCGGCAACATTTATAGCCAATCCGTTAAACCCACGATTACTTAGTTTAACTTGTTTTTGTTTAGGATTGTAGTTTAGACCTATAGTAATGAATTTATTATTCTTCTTATCTTTAATACTGTCGTACAGTCCGCCAACCCATACAGCATCCTTTTTTACTTCTTTGTTTTTGGTCATAATGACCTTAACAGGTACTTCAAAGTACCTAAAAGTATCTCGTATTTTTTTAGTGAAAGAGTGAGGAGTAAGTGGACAACTTACAATATTTGATGCCGAAGCAGTTATCATTTCTCTAATGAGACTTCTATCTAACGTAGACCAATCATAGTTTTTTATACCAACCATGTTTCACCTCAGTGTTATGTTATTTACTGTGATCGGAACATGGTTATATAGGTATTTAATTTACGTTAGTATGTTTACCCAACTATCTATTACATGTTCCCAATCGTATCCTTGGGCATGTGCTTGTATTTCTGCACAGCGTTCTCTATATTTTACAGGATTATATTTGTAATAAAGAAGTAATTCTACCGTTTTTTGGAAAAATTCCTCCTCAGGAATAGGTACACTATCTCCTCCCTGTGTTCCAATCCGTTCGTTCCAGTGTCCAACAGGTGTACCGATTACCAATTTACCAGCGGCTCCGCCTTCCAAAACCGGTAGTCCGGCACCTTCCTCTGTGCTAGCAGATATAACTGCATCAATATTTTTATAGAATCCAGGCATTGTGATGTATGAATTATGGTAAGGTTGAGCAACCTTAAACTCTAAACCAGCGGCTTCTACTGCTTTTTTAACCAACCAACCACGCTTATGATACTTAGGCTGTGCTAGTTGGCCTGCTACATCTTCTGGAGGAAACTCATCCTTTTGATGGAATGATCCTGTATAGCCTACACTTTTAAGATATTGACTTGGTTCGTTATAGAACGCATTGGTATTAATAGCCACAGGGCATAATTGTGCTTCTCGGGTAATACCTAATTCTTTACCCACATCAATTAACCAATTACTTACAGCACCGTATTTGTAAAACTTGTTAAAGTCTTCCATACCGTGATAATGGATAAGTTCGGTCATGTCTAGTTTGGCATGACTGATAATCACACATTGTTCTGGTTTGACTGTTTGATAGTCATAGCCTAAGAAACGCCATCCATGCGGTGTGGTTACAAACAAATCTGTAGAATCATTTAATTCCCACATCTCTTCTCTGGTGTAACTTTTATTCCAGGGAAGTAAGTGGCAATCAAAACCTCGTTCCCAAAGATACTTGCACAGTTCGTAATGAACTACACCAAATGCCCAATTGGGTTCAAAGTAAAATACAATGCGTTTTCTTTTCATATTAGTTCATTGGTGGGTAGTATTTGCGTAACCAGTCAAGATTTTCACGCTCTGGATGAGGCTGATACCAACCATTGCCGGTATAAACATCATAGACAGTTTGGAAATATTCTTCGTACATCTTACCCACACGTTCTAAACTAAAATTGCGAACAGCAAAGTCTCGGCAATCTTGTGGATTGATCTTGTCGATATTTTGAGCCGCCCACTGGAACTGATCAAATGTACGGCAACGATATCCTGTAACACCGTGTACATTGTTTTCGCTGAATGATCCCCAGTCTGTTGTAATAGTAGGAGTACCACTTAACAACATTTCAATTTGCACACCACCGAATGGTTCGACGTACATACTAGGAGCAAACGCACCTTTGGCACGACTCATTAGACGCTTACGAGTAGGCACATCGGCATATCCGATGAACTCCACATGATCGGGTGTCTTGTCGTATCCCATTTCTTTTAAATTATTCTGCCCTGCAATCTTCAAAGGTACATTCAAAGACTTGGTAACTTCAATAGCAACATTGGTTCCCTTACCGCCATAAACACGACCTAGGTAAAGGAAGTAGTCTTCTTTTTCAGCAGGATTAAATTCAAAATCGTCGAGATCAAAGTAGTTTGGAATAACAGCATCATACCAATCTTGTTTACAAGATCCTACTGCTTCAAGTCCGTAGTAGGCATGATAGATAGCATATGATTCAAAAATCTTCCAACGTGCCCAATGACCACCTGCATAGCCAATACCTGGCTCAACAACAATCATATCGTCTTGGTGAGCATCGCAAATAGGACGAACACCTGATCCCCAGAATGGAAGAATGAAATCATTCTTTTGCTTACGCTTTCCTACTTCGCGAATTGCATTAGCAAAGAAAGTTTGATAAGCATGATCGTTCATGTCAAATTTAAAGAAGTTCTTGCGCCAATCGTGATCACCGTAACTGATCTGAAAGTCTTCGTTAGTTAATACTGTAACGTGCTCGTCACATTCTAAATCACTGTCCTCGTGTCCATAATGAATAACATAGTGTCCTAATGCCTTCATCATCTTTCCAAACTTAACTACCTTTTGGGTATAAGCACAGGCATTGAACTCTTTGCTTGAAACGGTGTGGGGCAAGCCCAATATGTGAAATCTAAATTTTTGTGTCATGCTGTTTCCCAATCTGGTACAAAGTTCTTAATACTCATTCCTTCTCCTGTGGCTATGTAGTCTTTCCAACGTTCTAGATTGTTAACAATAGTTTCGGGGAAGTAATCATCTAATTCAACAATTTCAAAACTTTCATTAGGATTGTTTGGATCAATACCTTTTTTAAGTTTCATGAATGCTTCTACATCCATTGTGTCGGCAAGATGGTTTGATTCTTGATGAGCAAAGTTTACAATTTTATTTTTTGCGTGATCTGTATTACCCAAATAGGTAAAATGCCAACCTGCGTGTTGAATTGTCATTACCTTATCTGTGACAAGGTCTTCTGGTTGTGCTGATGCCCAGTGAGTTAAATTTCTAAGGTCTTGTGGGCTGGTCATATACTTCTTAGGCATAGCCATACCGTTAACCCAATAAGATTTTGGCTTAACCATGATATAGTTTACCTTAAAGTAGAATAATGGACAACGACAAATGAATACTGTATGCTCTGTGTCTTCACGCATTAATTCGAATGTTTCTGCTCGCATAACTTCATCGAGGTCGGAAATAACAATGATATCATCTTCATCTGCATCTACATAACCTTTGGCCAAGGCATTACGTTGATAGTTTTCGAGCACCCAGGCATTATCATTTGTAGGCATATCGTCTACTTTAATGTGAATGATCTTGTCGTGATACTTGGCGTACCTATCCCAATTTTCTTCTAGGTAATAGATTTTATCTCTACCTTGGTGTGTTTTGTTTGCCTCGGCAATTACAAAATAATCAACATAGTCATAATGTTCTTCAAGTCGCAGTTCTAACAAATCAAGTTCGTTATAGAACGTAAAGCAGTCATAAATTTTTCTCATAAATTAGCACCTAAAATAATTTTACATACATGTTCGAGCCTTTCAACATGCTCAAACGCTTCTTCTATAGTTGGAGCAATAGCAATAACGCCATGCCTATCTAAACCTATAATATCGTAAATCAGTCTTCCTGACTTTAAATCAAATGCGGTTTCTACATCTAATGCCAGTGCGGCACTACCTGGAGGTTGATGCACACTAGGACCTACTCGAGTATATCGATTTATTTCTGCAAATTCCTGTGCTACATATTGTAAATCTAAGCCGGAGTACATAGCAGACACAGTATAGGTTGGATGTAGATGCAATACACATTGCGGTGCAGTTGCGGCTTTTTGTATTAGATAATGAAATGGAAGTTCACTACTAGGATTGTATCCATGTCTATTGACAATGTTAACATGTTCCCAGGGCATTCTAATATCGCCTTTAATCTGAGTTTCTTCCTCTTCAGTAAACTCTAATTGAACCAGTTGGTCGGGATGTAAATCATACTTCCTTAATCCACTTGGAGTAATCCAAAGATTAGTTTGATCATAGTAAGATGCATTGCCGTCTCTGGTAGATATCCAACCTCTTTTGTAGGCTTCTTTTAAAACATCACAGATATTTTTTAACATTGTATATTTAACTGAGTACTTAATTAGTCTTAGGAGTCATGAACAACCAATTCATTGTACTTGGTCTAAACTCACATGTCAATAACATTTTGTCCCAGTCAGAAAGGTCTACAGTGATATCCATGTATGGATTCTTAGCACCTTGCGGAATAATTTTAAAATCGTGTGTGGGTTGGAATCTTGTGATCAAATTGTAACTGATGTCATGCCTAATACAGTCATGAGATTCAACCAACACCGTGGTCTTTGCTAACTCAGGTATTAAATTAAAATCTAATATATCGATTTCAGCACCCTCACAATCCATAAAGATAAAAGGGTTTTTTGCGTCAGTAAGGTAACTTCTATAATGTTCAACGGTACAGTCATTACTAAAATGTATCTTGTTTACTCCGTTGACATAAGCATTTTCTCTAGCAATGCTTATTGCAGAATCAGACACATCAAATAGTGCAGAAAGTGCTCCGGTTCTAAGAGCCATTCCAATTCCGTAATAACCTTCGGCACATCCTATGTTTAGAGTAACATCGGGTTTACTAGCAATAACCTGTTCAATATAAGGTGCAAGTTCGCATTCGTAAATGCCTAAAATCTTGCCTCCAAGATCACCATCTCCCCAAGACCATTTAGGCAATATCTTCATACCCTGGAAAGGTCCTTGGTATATTTTTCCTTGTGTTCTTTGTAGTAGTAAGTGAATTAATTCTATTCTTCGTTCGTAGTTCATACTGTAATTTATATTGAATATCGGTATGGCTGGTAGGTTTCGAACCTACAAAAGCAAATGACTATGTCTTTGCCCCATCCTGCCTAGGCAGAGGTCTTCCAATTCCACTCACAGCCACATTTCATTATAGCATCTAACTATCAGTTCGTATAGCCTGTATAAGCCAGAAGGTGGGATCTAGTTCCCACCAATGTCTACCACCGTAGTTAGGATTACGTCCGTCACCGTGATGATTGTTGTGCCATGCTTCTCCTAATATAAAAGGAAATAGCCAAGGAACGTTAACACTATTATCTTTGACATTATAATTTCTATATCCCAATTTACGCAAATGTGTAAGAGAGGTTTGTGTTAGGAATCCGTGTAGTGTTATAAACATAGGAAGCATCAACAGATACATCCACAGATCTATACTAATCATAGCAACAATAATATGTGTTATGTAAATGATAGGAACATAGTATTTGTGAGCAAATAACATATCTGGATCTCGAGTTAAATCAATAACAGATCGAATACTAATTTTTGGGTACTTAAACATCCATCCCATATAACTATGCCATAGGCCATCTTTAGGGCTGTGTAGATCTTTGGGAGTATCTGCATACCTATGATGATATCCTCTATGTACACCAATCCACATAATAGGGCTACCTTGCCCTCCTAGAATACCAAAATACAACAATATTCTTTTTACTATTTTATTAACCTTAAATCCTTTGTGGCTAAACAATCTATGGTATCCTGCTGAGATTCCTAACATGGTAAAACAGACGTAGCCTATAATAGAGGTAATCCACCACCACCAGGGTGCGTTTCCAGAGATCAGATTATAGATAGTATATAGCCCTAAAATCTGCATTGGGAGAATAACCGCCCATAATTGAGGTAATGCTAATGTAGTCTTGATAAAGTTTTTCATCTACGTTTCCAATCTGCTAATAGTTGTTCGTTGCCGTTGTATATAATTGTCTGCCAACAAGTTTCATCACACTCATTAGGACAGGTTAGATAAGTGTACTTATCTGTTTTAAACTTGATTCCAAAGTTTTTACCAAAGTGTTCTATCATCCAATCATTCCAGTTATTAGTCTGTCGGCTAATAAAGTATAATTCTGACAGTGTGTTATCACGCAACCAATCTATTTGACTCTGTGCTGATACACCCATACTAGGACTTACTGTGCGTAAGTATTCTTTCTTGTTAAATGTTTTCCAAACTCTGTTGTGTATGCGATAAACATTCTTTGGCCAACAATCTCTTGAACTAATACTTGAGCATACTTCTGGTTGGTTGTTATCATCAAAACAAATAGTTAAGGCTACACACGATTCAAATGCATCAGGTCCGTAGTTCTTCCACAACCTGTGGGATTTATCGTTAAAGCGTTGTAGCCGCAAGACTTCGAATAGTTGATCAAATTCTGGATCTGTTCCAGGAACCCATGTTATTGCTTCCATTATTGAATAGATGTTTTACCAGCAGACAGCGTTTTAATTAGTTCGTGATACTGATGATCAGAAGATCCACGCCAGTGATTCCAACTCCATACAGTCTGGATATCGGGATGATTTTTTATATCACTGTTTTCTATTAATTCGTATCCGCTTTTTTTAATTCGTTGTTCTAGAGTGAACTTTCCTTTGTTGGTATTAAACACTCGTATTTTACTAGAGTTAGTCCCAGTCTTTCCAGGAAGCCTATCATTGGCTAATGTTACCATTGTTGGATGTGTTAAAAATGCGTACATAGTTTCTGGAGTATAACTTAGCAAGTAAGGAGTACCGTGAATGTTATTTTTCCTAAATCCTCTTAACTGAGAGTGGATATGTTCTTCTTCGTCAAGATACCATAATCCATCTTCTTTCTTTTTCATATGGGGAGGATCATTGCCTGTTAGTACGGTACCATCTAATTGTTGAATTACCCAAGCATTAGAAGCATGCCACGGTACAGAGCATTTCATCAAATTGCAATATTCTAATACTTTACCAGATTTAACAAAATTATCATAGTCTAAATCAAACACTACAGGAGTTAAATTATTTTTTTCACAAAACTTAAAAGCATAGGCAGTTTCGGGATGATTGTACTGTGTACGCATGATAACAGGTACAGCATTCATCTTTAACGATAACAATACTGCTAGTACAAATTCACTGTCTAATCCGCCACTGAGGCTAACATACATAGTTCCTAGTTTTTGTGCCCATACCATTTCTGCCGCAATACACACTTCTTCATAATAACTTTTAACAGGTCGTGTTGGAGGATCTACTGCTACCTGCCAGTTAGCCCCATGCCCAGATCCTCGAAGATAGTTATTGTGTATTAGTTCCATACAATAATCTGTCTGTAAATTTATTCTATCAAATCTTTTATTAGTTTGTAATATTCTATTTGAAAATGACCGTTATATTCAAAATCTTTAAATTTATACGGTTCGTCTGTTTCTAATGCAAGATTTAATTGTTTTGCTATTTCATCTTGCAGAATTTTTTCATATCCGTGATATTTTGGTCGTTTGACTAGTTCAAAATTACTATGCCGATTATACATTATATATTTGCTAGAATGGCTACCTAATTTTCCTGGAACTTTATTATCTGCTAAATCTTTCATTTGCGGGTCTATTAAAAATGCAGAAACCATCTCAGGAGTATATCCACAGAAGAAAGAAGTGCCGTCTATTTTTTTATGATTCATATAATTATCTAATGTATAATCATGCTCGACAGCATCAAAATACCATACATCTGTATTTTCATCTTTACTAATATGCGGATCTCCTTCACCACACACAATACTACCGTCCACTAGCCCAAGTGCATAGCAAGTACTTACTCTTGGTATAACTGAAGATTTTATGATGTTTTTGGTTTGTGCATACTTGCCAGAAGTTATAAATTCTTTAAAATCTATATCGATAACATGCGGTGTTAAATTATATTTCTGACAGAATTTAAAAGCATATTCGATATCAAAATCATTAAAGTTAGGATTTAATCTAACAATAACAGGGGTAATATCAATTCCTAAATGTAAAAATACATTCAACGCATATTCACTATCAATGCCGCCGCTATACATTATGTGTAATGGACCTTCTTTAAGATCGTATATTTCTTCAGCCGCACGACATGACTCGACAAAATAATTGTCAAACTTTTTAGGAAGGGGATCTATGTTTAAAGTCCATGTTTCCCCAGATCCAATTGGTCGGATAAAATTGTTTTTAATCCTTGGTATCATTAATTTTATTGTTTAAATACCATTTACCCCAATGGTGCATTTGCTCTTCATATTTATTGACCATTTTCTTTAAAGGAAAGTATGGACGTTTTATTTTTTCAACGGCCAGAACATCTTCTATGTAAACATCTTTACATTTTTCCCATTCTTCTTGTTCATTTTTATCTACCCATGGTGCGTAATAAAATTGCATTTCCCAGATGTACCCGAATTCTTCTTTTTTATTTTTTGGAATTATTCTAGTGATTAATAACTTTCCAGGCTCAAACTCTATTCCAAAACCCGGATATACAAAAACCCAATAGCCAACAACACCGCTCACATTAGTGTTTTTTTGTATAGAGCATCCTTCTTCTAACCTTTGTTCTAATAACTCTAGTGGAGTTTCTAAAGTCTGTCTTGGGTGTATTCCGTTTTGTCTAAAATGCAATATATCTGTTAGTTGTTCCATCATCCAAAATCGACTCCCAAAACTTTCACCTGTTAAGGTTTTAACAAATTCAAGATCGGTCATCTTATTCAATACTTGAACCCATTCAGACTGCTCTTGTTCTTTAAAATTTTGAAATAATAATCCAGATTTACCTATTTCTAAATTACCATGATGATGTAATCTATAAAAATGATTTCTACAAAGATCATTTTTATTTTCAAAAGGTTTCCCTTCATCGTCCCATGCGAATCCATGTAGTTTGCATACTACGTTTTTTACAACATCCCCGGGCTCTTGCATAGTATATCCACGATGAGGACATTCTCTACTTTTTATAGAATATTTTTCATCTTTTTTAAGAATTATCTCATCTTCTGTTACAAAGTGTCCATTTTTTAATGCAGACACATGTGCATATATATTTGGTGGATTTTTGAACATTTATTTGGTAACCTTTTGGAAAATATCATTAAACTCACTTCTTGACCAAGTTTTTTCAGTTCTGTATCTAAATGCAGGTCTTTTAAGATGTAGTTCTTGAAGTTTAAAAATTATATCGTTTGAATAAGTTGGTTTTATCTTTTCTCTATGTTTAATGTTATATAATTCGCTTTTATAATTTTTCCATGTATTACCGTTTGATGTTGGCAATGATGCATGTGCTATTTCTAAAGTATATAATAAAAGATCAATATGAACTATAGAAGGATGTGTATACTCTACATAAAAATCCCACTCATTCGACGATGCATAATTTTCTTCTGAAATTATTTCGTTACCGTCTCCTATTAAATGATTGCCGGTGATCAACACTCCATTGTTTTTTTCAACATAATCTGCCGCAAACAATACCTGGGTAGTGTGGATACCAACCCCATTAAATTTTTTATAGATTCTTTCAGTAAAGCATTCAAGATATTCATTATCTGACACAGAAATAGTGATTGGATTAATTGAAAGTTCTTTACACACTTTGTAAGCATACTTGTTTTCAAGTTCATTTCCATAACATACAATAATAGGAATTATTGAAATATCTAATTGATTAAATGCTCTTAAAACAAATTCACTATCTAGTCCTCCACTTAGCGCCACATATAAATTTGAATAAGAATTGGCGATCTCCTTAATTGTTAACTTAACAGCAGATTTAAAATCAATTTTTTTAAATGGATATAAGTTTATATTAACATCAAACGGAGAACTAGGATCAGTAAACCGTTCTGCAATATTAGATGTAAACCAATCATTCTTTGTTTTCATATTTAAGAGGCATCCCTAATTACAAAATTTTGATTTATCTTAGAAGGGGTAAAATACTTTTTAACAATCTCGATTACAACATCACTGTTAAATTCTTTACAACTAAAAACATCTAGGTAAATTTGCTTAGGAATATCAACAAAGTGTGCAGAAATATTACTAGTAACAATAAGTTGGTATAGACTAAAACCTTCCTTATCGGGTATTCCTATCGCGGTACGTTCAATCCACGGGTCTCCTATTGCAACCATATCGATAGCAATTACCAACTCTTGAACAAAATTTTTAATGTTATCCTTATCTGTCATCTTCACTAAGTCACAATTCCCGCAGTCGAGCATTAGATGATATCCCCAATATATTGTCATAGTTTGTCCGATTTAAGTGTTACTTTATATAGTATATACTAAAATTAAGATTTGTCAATAATATTTTTGATTAAATCAAAATATTTGATACTCCACCTTCCTTTAAATTTTGCATAAATTTCATTATGACATTTTTCAAAATCTTCATGTTGGTATATTGTATCAAGAATAATTTTTTCCCATCCGTGGAATTTAGGCCTAATTTCTAAATTAAACCCACTATCTCTGTTATAGACGTAATGCTTACTTGATTGAGAGTCTCTTTTGCCCGGATGTAAATTATTTGCTAATTCTGCCATCCTTGGATCCATTAACCATGATGAAACCATTTCTGGTGTATACGCATTAAAAGATACAGTACCGTCTATACCATTTATATTACAATACCTTTCTAATCCCCAGGCCCATCTCTCTAATACAAAATACCATTCTCCTGTATCTGGATGTTTTCCTATGTACGGTTCGTTTGCCGCAACTAGCACAGACCCGTTAATTTGTCCAAGGGCATATGCAGTTGTACTAATAGTATAAACACTACCTTCTGTAATTTTCATTATATCATAAAACTTTCCAGATTTAACAAAATGCGGAAAGTCTATATCAATTATTAGAGGTTTAATATTTTTAGAGTCACAGAATTTAAATGCGTACTCGAGATCGTGATCGTTATATCCAGGATTTAATTTGATAATAACAGGAGTTATATCCATTCCTAAATGTAAAAACACACTTAATGCGTACTCACTATCGAGACCGCCACTATATAATAAATGAAGTTTACCTTGTTTTAGATTATATATCTCTTCAGCGGCCCGACATGTCTCAATAAAGTAATTGTCAAATTTTGTAGGTAGCGGATCAAGTTCTATCTTGAAATCTGAAAGGACTCCGTTTGGCCTCATATAATTATTTTTAATTCTTGGAATCATTTAATATTATATATGTTGATTGATTGATAGTCGCAACACTAATTCAAAGTAGTTTTCTGAGTAACATCCTCTATAGAGATGATTAGCATCTAAATTGAAATTTTTTAATTTTTCTGGATGATTGCGATAAAATGGAAGACGTCGAATTAATTCCCATCCATTAAATTTGATGCGAGGAAGGGTTAACAATTTAGAAGGTTGTTGAAGAAATTCTATCATCTTATTATTTTTAAAAAATTTAAAAGTTGAATCGGGATCATAATGATCTATATTAAATCCTGAACCGTTATTATAAACATAGGATTTACTTGAATTGGTGCCTGTTTTTCCTGGCAACTTATTGTTTACCAAATCAACTATTCTTTTTTCTAACAAAAATGATAGCATCATTTCTGCTGTATATGATAATGTATAAGGGCATCCCTGCATATTGTTTAGTTTATAATTTCTTAATTGTGCATGGGCTGATTCTTCTTCTTCAAGTTGCCATACTCCTGTTTCTTCATTATATCGAACAAACGGTGGATCATTACCTAATACTGTGAATCCGTCTAACGATTCAATAACATGCAAATAGGTAGCCGTGACTGGAAATCCTGTCCGAATAGAGTGCATCTTTTTAAAAATGTCACCGCTTTCTATCCATTTATCAATATTAAATTCTATAACTAAAGGAGTAACATTCATACTATTGCAGAGCATAAAAGCATATTGTGTATCAGCCAAATTATAGTCATGGTAATGATATTTTCCTGTGTATCTAATAATTACTGGAGTGAAATCAAATTTAAGGTATTTAAAAATTCTAAAAACATATTCACTATCTAATCCTCCACTAACTAACAAATATAATTTTCCAGTTTTGTTTGCGTATATATATTCTGAAGAAATTAACATTTCTTCAAAATAAGATTTTACTGGTCTGGTTGGAGGATCGATTTCGACTCGCCATGTATCGCCAGTCCCAAATCCTCGAAGATAATTATCTTTGATTAGTTCCATTTTGTATTTGTAAAAAATTAAATTTAAATATTTTTTCAGATTTTTCTAACGAGTCTACTCTGGAACTAATACCATTGGTTTTAAAATATTCTTTTGTTTTAGAGTCCTCGACAAATTTGTAAGCCAATTGATTCATTTGTTTCAAAAAAGAAATATCTGCGGTATTATTTGCAACTAAAATAAATTCATTTGTTATTGTTTTTTCTATTCCTAAACAAGATTTTAACGTAGGGATACCATCAAACACTACAGACGATGTATTGGCTAAAAATATTATTTCCGGTCGAGAATTAGATAGCCCTGAAAAGAATGTTAAATCTATTTGCCCTGATATTAAATCAGTTAAAGTTTGTATTACACCTTTATAAGGTACATCTTGAAAATTAGAATATTTTTCTTTAATAAATTTTACTATTTCATCAGTACTGGTATTTTTCCCACCAGTTCCCGCAAAAAAATATTTTTGTGTATTCTTTAACTTTTCACAGGTTAATCCATTATTTTTAGATACTACAAGGAAGTAAGGACTTTCTGCCAATACTGCAACAAGTTTAAAGTTTTCAAGAGGAATTTGATGTTCAATTAACCCCCCATAGAATGAACTACTCTGTGCTAATATTACAGTATTAGGAGGGCTCGATTCTAATTTTTTCAGCCCGATATATCCGCCAGCCCCTACAATGTTATTAACAATCGCATGATTAGGTGTTTCGTCTGTGATAAATTGCGCAAATTTTCTTGCCATAATGTCATATGCTCCACCAGGCGGAAATGGAACAATAATACTAATTTCTTCTGCTGATACAGAGAATGTTATTAATAATAGTATAATTGAAATAATTTTTTTCATAAGTTGTTATTTAAATTCGAAACCGGTCTAATAAAATATAATCTACTAAATGTCACTCCCGCATTTTTAGGTATTGTATCTTTGTATTCCTCTTGCTTAAATAATCTGTGATTTTTTGCATTTGTATAATAAAAATAGTTTTGGTTCTCTTTAATTATTTTTGTTATTTGCTCTTCAAATTTATATCGGTTAGGATGATTTGAAGATAAAAACCAATTATCTTTTGGAGAAATGATTAGACTTGCGTTATATATTTTGTCATTCCTAAATCTACTTAATAAAGCATTAGGGTATATGCACCCATCTATAGTTGCTTTATCTAAAAATTTTACAATATTATTTTCTACATGGTGGCTAACAAATGGACCAAAGGTAGGTAATTGACCTTTTAAGAGCAGGCGACTATCTGTTTTAGGTATTGTTTCCATTAGATTTACTAATAAATGTGATTGTTTGATTGATATCTTAGGAAATTCTCTGCATATATAAAAAGGTTCATCATAGAAATTATAAAATTTTTTATTAAAATGTAATCTGTTAACGTATTGTTTACTTCCTAAATCAAGAGCACCGTCTGGTATGTATAATGCGTAATGATTTTGAGTAACACACATTGAAGGTTTATCTGATCCCCATATATAACATACTGTTTTTCCATTTTCAATTAACGCCATATGTTCTTTTATTTTAGATTTAAAATAATAAGATCTAACCACTCCAGACCATTGTTGTTGAATTGTGTAATATTGGAAATTTTCAGCATGAAAATCATCGTTCCACCAATCTAAAATAAGTTTTCCGACTTCAACATCTCTAAAAACTGTACCTATTTTTTTTAAATTTAAAGTTTCAATAAATGGAAGGGCTGTTCTAAATACCTCCGGGTTTAAACTTTTTAATTTGTCTTCAGTATCGGAAACAGAAAAAGTACAGATCTCATCTAATTTAATATTATTTTGCAAAAATGTTTCTAATATTGTATGACTATCTATCCCACCGCTATACATTAACACTACATAATCATATTTTTCTCTTAGTTGTTGTGCTCGTTGCCTATATAATTCGTAGATATCTTCTTCAGGCTCGACTGTCCAATCGTATTTTTCAAACTCGTCATCATTAAAGATAAATCTTATATTCTTCCAATTTTTTCCTGCAAGTTGATATGCTTCAAATTTACTAAATGTTTTAATGGTATCATTAACAAGATAATATCCATATTTTGTAAGTTCGGGAGTATCATAAAAAAACATAAATTACCTTGTTAATTTCCATTTTTCGTATTCGAATTTAATTTCTTTGTTAGTTAATTCAAGAGATTTTGCCTTTGGCATAATTCCCTGTTCTTTAAGATACTTGTCAGTATCGGGATCGGAAACAAATTTTATTGCTAAAGTATTTAATTTTTTAACAAGATCGTCATTTGTGTTCTGATTAGCCGAAAGAATAAATTGAGTTAATATAGGTTCGTTTACCCCCATACAAGTTTTTAAGGTAGGAATATTATTAAATGGTCTATTAGAAGTATTAGCCAACAATTCAAAGTCGGGACGATTTGAATATAACCCGGATATAAATGTTATATCAATTTGACCCGAGATGATATCAACTGTTGATGCGTATGCACTCCTATAAGGAATCTCAGTAAAATTTGAATATTTCTTTTTAATCATCTCTAATGGTTGTCCAGCAACCCCTCCCTTTCCAGAAGTCCCTACAAAAAAATGTTGTGTTCTATCTCTAAGATCTTCACAAGTTAGTCCCCTGCTTTTTGAAACGGCTAAGAACAGAGGACTTTCCCCAATAATCGAAACATATTTAAAATGATCTAATGGTATAGATTCTTCATTAAGTAGAATGTATAGTGCAGAACTTGATAACATGAATGTGCTTTTAGAATCAGCCTCAACTTTTCTTATACCTATTAATCCGCCAGCACCTGAAACATTTATAACAACGACTGGCATATCTGTTTCATTAGTTACAAACTTGCTAAATTTTCTAGCCAATTGATCGTATGCTCCTCCAGGAGTAGATGGTACGACAATGTTTATTTCAGGAAAACAGTATACAGGAAATAATAATAAGACTAAAAAATATTTAATTTTTAAATACATCAAATTCACCTATGTAGTATGGTTTGCTGAGGATATAATTTATTCCTATTACCTTGTTGTTTTTAAATTTATAAAGTCCTTGATTTTGTTTTATTAGGTTTTCTAAATTTTGAAACCATCGATGTTGATTATTATGGTTAGATCTGTTAAACCAATCATCTTTGGGAGTAAGTATAATGCTTCCTTTAGTTTTATCATCACCAAATTGTAATAGATTTGCTTTTGGATATATAGTTCTGTCGACTACTTTCTTGGGTAAAAATCTAAAATATTCTGCTCGATGATGAACAACAAATGGCCCTGTAGTAGGAATCTCATTTTGAGATTTTAATATAGGATCGATTATTTTTATAGTTTTGATTAAATTAAAAAGTAAATGTCCCTGTTTGATCGATATCTTAGGAAATTCTCGACAGATATAAAATGGCTCGTCGTAAAAATTAGCAAACTTACTTATTAGTGTTTTTCTATTAATATATTGACGCATATTTAGATCAATTGAATTATCGGCAAATCTAATAAAATATTGATTATTTTCAAAGGTTAGTGTAGGCTTATCGAATCCCCAAATATAACAAACACTTTTACCTTGCTCTGTTAATCTTAAATGATCTTGAATCTTAGATTTTAATACATGAGAACGTACTGCACTACTCCAACTATTACCAGGACCTTGATTATACAAGTGATGATTTTCAAAATGAAACTCATCTTGATATTGATTAATAATCAAATCACTGATATCAAATAATCTAAACTTAGTTTTAAGTTCACTAAGATTCAATGTATTAACAAAAGGAACTGCGGCATTAAATACTTCCTGATTAAACTTTCCTGTTTTAGATTCTACCTCAGCATTTGTAAAAGTGCATATTTCGTCTAAGTGAATTCTATTATTTAAAAAAGATTCCAATACGGTGTGACTATCTATACCACCGCTATATAATAACACAAGATAGTCATATTTGTGTCTTAGTTGTCGAGCACGTTCGGCGTACAATTCGTATATATCTTCATCTGGTTCTTTGGTCCAATCTTGCTGATCCATTACATCTTCGTTATAGATAAATTTAATTTTATCCTTATCGCCGCCAGCAAATTTAAATGCTTCGAATTTACTAAAAGTTTTTATACCATTAACCTGATAGTATCCGTGCTTGGTTATTTCTTGGTCGTTGTCAAAGAACATTTTCAAATTCCATTTTTGTTATTCTTGGATTGGCTAACCAATGTCTAATGCTTGAAGTTATAGTTGTTAATGGAATAGTTTTAAAGTTTCTGGCCTTACCAGGCTCTAATCCTTCAAGGTAACCCATTTTTAATAGCAAACATCTTTCTGGGTATCTTCTAATATATAAGTGATAAGTTTCTTCTATTATTTTCTTTTGTTTACAGTAATCAGAAAACCCATAGTTAGCCGCTATACTGCCGGAAGTTACTAATTTAATTTTGGTGTTTGATAAGTCTCTAATAACACTGGCCTGTAGTGTAGAAGAATGTGCGTTATTGAATACCAAGTCACATTCCTTACACACATCTATAATATCATTGTAATTGGTTTGAAGATCGTATCCTGTATTACGACTCATCCCAATTACTTCATTACCCTCAGAGAATTCTGCCGAAATGGCACTCCCCAATAATCCTCTATGTCCTATTATTCCTATTCGCATAGAAGTATTTAAATGTTTGGTCCAGCCACCAGGAATCGAACCTGGATTGATTGCTTAGAAGGCGATTGTTCTATCCGTTGAACTATGGCCAGAGTTATTATCGAATGGTTGTATTAATTACAACAGCATTAGGATCTTTCATTGTCTCTGCAACTCGAGCCTTAACACCCGCATCTGAAATAGTATTTACAACCATTTTGGTTTGGTCAATTTCAGAAGCGGGCTGAACAACTACACTGGCAACTTTAGAAGTAGGTTCTGTTTTAATAGCAGATACTTTCTTTTTACCTAATTGATCAAATGCACTTTTTTCTTCATCATCCTCCGTAGGTTGAGTAGGTGCCTGCACTTGTTTTTGTTCCTCACCTTTAATAGTCATTAAGATGAATGCTCGATATACATTGGGTGCTTCCATGATAACCTTGGTTTCAACAACTTCAGCACCAACCATGGTAACTTCTTCTACACTCTTGCGGATTGCGGTACTTGAGTTTTCGTAATAAGCACCATTCTTATCCGATTGGTAAATCTTAGTCTGCTTGTCTACCTTGACACCTAACAGTTCTGCTAACTTACTTTGAGCAACAGTTTTAGCCTTTTCAACTGCCATACTATAGTCTTGGCTACGAGCAGTACCGGATGCAAACATATGTCCAGTTTCTTTAGGCAACTTGCTCATCCAATCTGGCACATTAGACATAACAATGCTGGTAGGTTCTTTGTAAACAATCTTTTCAACAACACGTTCGTGAATTACAGGTTCGGCAACTTTTGTTGGTGCAGTTTGACAAGCGGCCAAACCTACAGCCGATAGTGTCATTGCTAGTGTGGTAAATTTCATTTTGCCATCTCCTCTGATTGAGTTTTAACTGTGTTAATACCTTTGTCAAGCATACGAGCAATACCGCTAAATCCCACGGTTGCTAAGATCAATCCAAAGATTGTGCCTAAAATAAACGATCTCATAACTATCCTCTCTGTGTGTTAAAATTTATCAACTACTACCCATTGCCTACTGCTAGTCAAACATGCAATGCCATTCAGTTTCTGAAAGTCATTACCTGTCCAACCTGCTTCAACAAACCATCTGCACTGCTCATCCTTGTACCTAAAAGTCTTTTGAAATACTGGATGAGGTCTTAGTTGTGTTATATCCTCAACAACCATTCCTATTGCTGTATTATTAACTTTAGGTTTAGAGTTGTCACGGCAGATAACGACACTATTAGTATTAATTGTACTTGAATTTACCGATTGAAGCAAGTTCTTTTTTGCCAATCCAACTGCAATTAAACACATTTCTTTGGCTGGTCGTTGGTCATACCAAGTATATTCTCCAAACGATTTACGCCAAACACCATTGACTAAGCCATCTAGATTTACCATACACTTGGTTCCTCCATTGCCCCAGGGAACAACATCAGTTGAAATGTTGCGTACCTCGGTGACTACACCTTCAGTTGTCGAACGAATAGTCTGTTGAAGTTGGCAGTCTTGTGCTTGCACCAACCCAAAGATTCCAAAAATAGTTAAGGCTGTTATTGTTTTGCGCATACGTAATATATATCATTGATTTTGGTTTTAATAATACGATCGTAGGTGTATTCTCTTATTTTTCTATTTGCTTCAAATGTAGTTGTGTTTGCAAATATCATCTGCATTTCAGCATCTTGATGTTCTTGAACCGTAGGGATCATTCCTCTTAGCCATTCTAATTGTTGCTCAGCAATACGACAATCCGGTTTAATTTCGAGTATTGCCATAGTATCAGGTCTAGTTTTCTGTTGAGTAGCACATCCAATAAGACTAGCCGCCATTACACAAAGTACGAATTTCCCAAAGTTTATACTTGACAACTCCCAAGTTTTCTTTGATGTTGTTTTCATTTGCAAATTTCACCTGGCTTTCTAAATAGTTTATAATTTGTCGTTGATTAAGACAATCGGTTGGTATGGTACTAACTTCGTAAGGAGTCAGTATCCGCTGATTGGTTACAGTGGAACATCCGACCAACAGTCCAAAAAAAATGACAGCAACTAATTTCTTCATGTTTTTATTATACATGAAAAAACCAGTGCTGTCAACTAGAAGGTTAAATATTTTTATGATAAGAGAGCCAATCAAAAAAATACTACAAAATAACAGGAAAATTGGACTATTTGTTTCCGGAGGTTTAGATAGCGGCCTATTAATATATCTAGTACATGCTCTAAGAGAAGAACTAAAAACTAACAATGAATTCAAAGTATATACAGTGGATCGTCCAAACAACAGTCTAGTTCGTACACAGAATATATTGGATTGGATTAATGACAAGTTTGGAATCAGTTATACTATTAATAAAGTAGGCACAGATAAAGTCCATCATACCCTACAGGTAATAAGCGGATTGAGAGAAGCCTCCGATGATGATATAGAAGTATTTGTATTAGGCGATACTAAAAATCCAAAAGAAATAGAAATAGGACCAAGACGGCAATCAATGAAATTGGCTAGATATGCTCAGCCATGGATAGAATTAACCAAAGACTATATAGTACAAGAAGCCATTGATTGTGATCTTATTGACCTAATGAAAATTGCATATTCATGCGAAACACCGGATGATAAGGTGTGTGACGAATGTTGGCACTGCAAAGAAAGAGCATGGGCATTTGATAAATGCGGATACCTTGATCCTCAAACCTCACCTCGTGAACGCTACGAATTTGATATTAACTATACATTTTAAGTAGGGAACTTATGAGAGTTTTGGTCCACGAAAGTGATATCCTTGCCCGCCCGGAGACAACAGCCCCCGCTCTCTCTTGTCCAGGAAACATGGAACGCTCACGGATCACTCCACAACAGCCAGTCTGTTGACCCGTTGCTTCAACCGATGCGAGTGTTTACAACACTATCCAGATACTGGCTTCCGGCCTGCATCCAAAACCCTTTCGGCACACTTTTTGCGTTTTAAGTTCCCTACTTAAAAAAACGAGCCTACATTGTAGGCCCGTTTCCCTTTTGAAATCCAACTACACCACCTTCTGCTTCGATACGACGGATAACGTCTTCGAATAAAATTGGGGCAAAGTCTGTTTGCTCTACACATACGCAGTGATATCTAACATCGGGCTCATCGCTGTATAAGACTTCTCCTGTACGAGCATCAACGCCTCTTGCTTTTTTAACACGGCGAGTGTGTAAGTGACCGTGAATGTTAACTCCAAAGCGACCTAAACTATCTGCATGAACTGGAATATGACTTAATATCATTCCGTTCATAACGTGGTAGGCACGTAATTCACGAAAGTATTGTCTGTAGTCCTCGTCTTTGAAGATATCATGGTTGCCACGAATTAACACTTTGTCACCATTTAATCTTGACATTATTTTTAATGCCTTACGGTTAATGACAACATCTCCTAAATGGTAGACTTTGTCAGTTGGCTTGACACGGTCATTCCACAATTTTACCATAGCCTCATCCATTTCATCTGGATCAGTCCATGGACGGATTTTAACTCCTGTGTTCTCGTGTGTGAAGTGACATACACCAGCATGACCAAAGTGCGTGTCGCTTACTAAAAATACGCTTGGCATAGTTCGCTCCTTTCATTTAAAATACTATTATAACAAAAATTTACCACTTTGTCAACCAGTAAACCAGATCTCCTTAAACCCTTCTTGTTCTGTGGGCATTTCAAAATTCTTAATCATACTTTCTATGACTTCCCAAGGAATAACTTTGCCTATTCGGCCTTTTAATCTACGCACTAGTTCCTCATGATCTGGTGTTTTGAATACCACAGCAATATGTTCATAATCGGGCAACATATTAAACTTCTTTTTACGGCTAGCAATTGTAGTCGATGTTTGATCCCAAATTATATCTCGTCCTGCTTTTTGTGCAACAACAACTTCTTTTGCCATCAAGTCAACAGCCTTTGGCATAATTTCGTCAAACACTTCTGAGTAAGTTCTACCAGTATCATGAGCATAAGCGTCCACGAACTTATCTGTAGATATGCAGTCACATTCAAGAAACCATTCTTGACTATTAGCCCATGTAGATTTTCCACTGCCGGGAACTCCGACTAATTGATAACATTTTGGCATATCGACCTTTCATTGTTGGCGTCCCCTGAGGGACTCGAACCCCCACTAACGGTTTTGGAGACCGCAGTACTGCCATTATACTAAAGAGACTTGGTGCCCCAGAGGAGACTCGAACTCCTAAAATTTGGCTTCTAAGACCAACACGTATACCAATTCCGTCACCGGGGCGTAATACATTACTTACCATTAGTTGAAAACACTCGACAGCCTTACAGGCTGAGCGTATTTCTGAGTGAGGGCGCGATCCTCTCATAAGCCATTGCCCGAGTTATATTAGGACTTATCGATGGCCCGACCAGCCCGCCTAGTGTATGCGTCCATACACAATACCTCGTGAATGCTCTCAACTAATGGCGTCCCGTACCAGATTCGAACTGGTGTACTCACCGTGAAAGGGTGATGTCCTAGGCCTCTAGACGAACGGGACAGTTGGTTGCGGGAGCAGGAATCGAACCTACCTGGTGGGCTTATGAGACCCATGAGTAACCACTACTCTATCCCGCGCTAACTTAATATCAATTATACAGGCATTTATTGCCTGTGTCAATACATGTAGCAAAAATACAACATGGTGCCAACTCCCGGGATCGAACCAGGTTCCACGGATTTTCAGTCCGCCGCAATGACCACATTTGCTAAATTGGCAAAAAAAGTATATAAATAATAATTAATTACTTGGAGAACTGTATGGCGATTGTTGAAAAAACTATTTCTCGAAAACCAGAGAATGTTGTTTGGTTTAGAGACGTACACCCTGATGTTGTGCAAACTATGATATCTAATATTAAGAATTATAATGGGCCTAAAGCCATTGGATGGAATATTGAAAATCCTGATGTAAACACAGCAATTGAAACTCGTATTTTTGAAGATCAAGCATCTTTAGATGATTTTAAAAATTGGAGATTATCTCAACCTGAACAAATTATGAGGTACCAATATAATTTAGAAAACAATATTATTACCACTTCTACAACTTATACTGTATAATTGGCCGGTCTTGCAGGAATCGAACCCACACCTCTTGTTTCGAAGACAAGAATGATATCCATTTCACCAAAGACCGAAAATTGGAGCAGATGGGGGATTCGAACCTCCGTAGACCTTAAAGGTCACCCGATTTACGACCGGGCGCATTTGACCACTCTGCCACGACCTGCATCAACTAGTTATCTTTTTTCCATCTGTTCAAGAATAAGTCTAATTACCTCAGCACCCATTCGTTTATGTCCTTCTGGGTTTAGACAATTTGGTTGACTAGTTTGTCTATATTGATTTTCAATTACATTCAATTCCTCGCCTAGTACTCCAGACTTAAACCCAGTCCACCAGGCAGGTAGTCGTTTTTTATCAATTGAATGGACTACAATAGGAACTCTCGCCGCACAGTATTGATCTATCAATGTTAGTGCACCTTCGAACCTGTTTTGTTGCAGATCCTGATGATAAAGATATTTTTTAAAATTCTTTAGACATGTGGCAAAATCCTGAGGAGTTTTGAACACAGACGAAAAGTTCTTTCTGTATTGAAGACTTTCTTTATATTTTTCTGTATACATCTGATCTTCGTTTTCCGCAGGAGGAGTCATTTGTAAAATCAATTCCTGACTCCAAAGTATCTCTGCTTTGCGATCTGGATCCTCAGAAATATTAAAATCCATTTTACAATTAGGAATAAACAAACTCTGAGGTCTGCTGTGAAATATCACAGCAACATCTATGTGTCTGCATTTTTTAAGATCAAATAAAATACGTTCTTCAGAACCTTGACCAGTTCCTACATTTACAATTTGTGCATTAAAAAACTTAGCAACATCGATAATAAATGACCCTTCTTTTCCATTAGTATCGTCACCTACTGTACTATGACCAAAATATCCAATATTCATGATAACCTTTAACTTGGAGCGGGATAGCGGAATCGAACCGCTGACTTGAACTTGGAAGGATCTCGTTTTACCATTAAACTAATCCCGCATCGCATATATTTAACCTGGAATAGAGAGTGGGACTCGAACCCACGGTTTTACGGATTTGCAATCCGTTGCATTTGCCGCTCTGCCATCTCTACATTATTCTGTCTTATTATGTCTGTTATCTGTTTTCTAAATGTTTTCTTTACATCTGGCCACCATGAAGTGTTTACATAGTCAACTGCTGATCTTTCCATAAAACGAGTTTTCATTTTATCAAACTCCCAACGCTTATGTGTAGATAGCCATTGCTCGGCAAACACTATCTCGCTACCCCCGGGTAGCCAATCATGATGATAAATGTATTTTTCTTGTAAGCAATAATCCCATACTCGTTTAAGTATAGGCAAACTTTCTTCTCTTGTCAAGCCGAATAATCTATGTGCTTGTAGATATGGTAAGAAAAATCCTTTACAACCTGTTTCATTAGTAAAGACCAATGGCATAGCAGTTTCTTCAGATTCTACTTCATCTGGAAAATGTCCCTGATCATGCCAGTAGTTATACATTGTTGTATGACCACCTTCTTTGTGCCAACCACAAACTACACGATAATTCTGTTCTTCTAATTCTTGAACAAATGCAGGGTCTTCAAGTTTAAGATCACGGTAAGCCAACTGTGTGTTAGTCCAACTTGTTCTACTACCTTCTGCTCCGCTGATTGATTTTAAAAATACAGCGGGCTTGCGTCTCATGTCCCAGGGAGTATTATTGTGCCAATCTAATTCTTCGTCATGTCCAAATAAACCAGGATGTCCTTCTTCATTTGCCGCACCTGTAACACGTTGGATCTTATTTCCGATGTTATCAGTACTTAGAGCAATAGCACGACCCCATGCTGTGTCATTATGATATTCTTCAAGGTTACCTATCATTGAGCAGAACCGAACCTGATCTTCTGGAGTCATATTTTCAATATTACTACCCTGTGCTACAACTGCTACATTGGTAGAAACTAGTCGAGCAATTTCATCTGCATCTTGTTGTGTAGTATTTTTAAAATCAAAGTTACCTAACAACACCGTCCAACCGTTTTCGTGTAAGGTGTAGTTTAACATGTTAGGCAGTACGCTTGATGAGGTGATACCCAAATTGTGTTTTGATTGGGTCACTGAGACTTCCTACATTTAACCCAAATGCGGCATCTTCAAATGGCTTAACCATTTGTCCGCGTCCAAACTCGCCTAGGTCTCCGCCATTGCGTCCGCTAGGGCACTTACTATTTTGTTGAGCCAATGTTTCAAAACTAACACCATTTGAAATTTGTTCATGGATGTTAACTGCTTCATTTAATGACATGACTAAAATATGGCTTGCTCTTACTTTTGACATAATATTCCTTTATATGGTCGGTGTGACACGATTCGAACATGCGACCACTTGGTCCCAAACCAAGAGCTCTACCAGGCTGAGCTACACACCGTTAATTCTATTTACAAAACTGCTCAGGGGTGACCTATGGAATTCGAATCCATCCTAACGGAATCACAATCCGTGGTGCTAACCGCTAACACTAAGGTCACACCTAAACAGTCTATGGTACCTCGTGACAGAATCGAACTGCCGTCTGCGCCGTGTAAAGGCGCGGCCCTACCATTAGACGAACGAGGTAAATTGGTGCCCCATGACAGAATCGAACTGCCATCAACGGATTACAAAACCGCTGTACTGCCATTGTACTAATAGGGCTAATTTGGCGGAGCGACTGGGAGTCGAACCCAGTCAACGCTTTAACACGTTGTATAGATTAGCAATCTACTGCCTTACCGTTCGGCCACCGCTCCTTTATCTTTTCTTTGATACATTTAAGTATTCTTCATAATACACTCTATCTAAATTAATTCCTATACCAGTTAGGATGTTATTTAGGTAATCCCAATCTTTCCAAACTTTATCCATATCAATGTATGTTTGATATCCTAATTTAGGCGAATCCTTAAGGACATTTTTCCCAGCAATTGATCTAATTAATTCTTGTTTGGCCTTTTCACTAGTAGGATTCTTATCTATAAAGTCTGTAACTATTCTATCCATATCATTTGAGTATAACAGAATTTTGTGTTGATCTTTTTCAATGATATCTCTTTGTGGAAACTTAGAAAGAAAATCATTATAAGGCCACGGATGTGCAGGAATAACTGTATTCTTTCCTTGTTCTATTAAATCTACATAGTGCTTGAGCAAATGAATTTTGCTCATATCAAATCCTTGATGATTTCTAAACAGTGATGGTACGTTAGAAAACCTAGGCCCATGGAACGCAATCTTACCTGATGGAGTATTTCTAGTACGCCATCGTTTTATTCCATCACAGGGTTCTAGATTGTCAGCATGTTCTAGCAGATTGCTAAGTCCATCACCACCTGTACCGCCCCAGAAAAATAACCAATATTGCATCTGGATATTTAATGTATATATGGAGGAGGGCTAGTAGAATCGAACTCTATCCGCTTTCGCGAACCTTCTGTTTTCAAGACAGAGCTGGGCCCAGCCCAGATAACCCTCCATGGTGGTAATGGTAGGAGTCGAACCTACACTGGACGCCGTATGAAGGCGGGGCACTTCCATTATGCTACATTACCATAAATATTATTATGAAATTTGAAGATGACTATACTGAATACAAAATGTTGTATAATCTCAGCAAATCTTCCTATGTTCCAAGAACTTCTTGGACTACTTCTAAAGAATTTCTAGAATCTTATCCTACGGTAGAAAATACATTTACTCTAACTAATTGGCAGGCCTACTTGGGATCGAACCAAGAACGACGGAATCAAAATCCGTTGTGATACCATTTCACCATAAGCCAACAAACATTGGTAGGACGAGCGGGATTCGAACCCGCGACTCTCGGTTTAAAAGACCGATACTCTAGCCAACTGAGTTACCGTCCCAAACTGGTACCGAGGGAGAATTTTGAAATCTCGACCTATGCGTTATCAACACATTGCTCTTCCTCTGAGCTACCTCGGCAAACTTGGTGGACCGTGGGAGGATCGAACTCCCACCTAAGGCTTGCAAAGCCCCCGTGCTCCCATTATCACTAACAGCCCATGTTTGGCTCCCCAGGGTGGGATCGAACCACCGACACACGGATTAACAGTCCGCTGATCTACCTCTGATCTACTAGGGAATAATTTGGCGGTCCCAAGGGGTAACGATCCCCTTCTTCGAGCGTGACAGGCTCGTGTGCGTCCATGAACACTTTGAGACCTAAATTGGTGGAGCCTGAAGGAATTGAACCTAACTGCCAGCCACCCTACAAAATTATGGCAACGGATTTACAGTCCGCCGTAGGGAACAGGCTCCAAAATAGATAACACTCTCAGCACTACGTGCCGTGTCCTTCCAGTCGAGTGAAGTAGAGAGTGTGTATTAAAATGCTCTCCGCTATGCTTTTAGACACCTGTGCAGGGTGAATGAAGAACACTTTAATACGCTACGATTTTTCATTCCACAAAAGGAACTTCATCCCGTAGGCCGCCCGTTTAGTAGTTTAGAGTGATACAAGGACCTCGTTTCCTATAGCACTTCGCAGATTATTGGATCTCTTTAGGAACCATTGACTGCTTGTTTTGAGCCTCTAGGTATGCTAACGCACGAGCCATCTTTTCGGCAATGAGTTTTTCAACTTCTTGCTTGGTCATTGAGTGTGCGGCAAACCAATCGGCTTCTCTTTTAAATTTCTTTTCTGTTTCGTTCATAATTCTTTCAAGTAATAAAAAACCCCAGGGTTTTTAATCCTGGGGTCCTTTGGAGTTAGTTAGTGTTTCTTTACACTATGGTCTCCTTGGACCCCTGGCAAATCTCTTGTGTACGATCATTACTTGACGCAAACCATACAGAGGGCATAAAGCCTGCCTGTTTGGCCTTTGTATAATAATGTATCGAACAGTTTTTCATTTGCGTTTACTTTCCTTAAAGTATTATTGTACGTTTATTTAGTCTCGTTGTCAACCTGATCTGTGGCTTTTTTGCCACATTATAAATCTCTTTGTTGACAGTAGGCTAACACCTCTTCGTAACTATTATTATAGAAACCTATGCTAAGTGTCAACCTAATATTTGCTCGATTTACAACACCATGTCTATGCTTAGTGTTGAATACATAACAAGAGCCTAAGGTATAATTTAACGGTTCTATTTTTTCTAACTCGTGTATCAACTTTTCGTTTTTGTATACATCACTACCAAAATAGGAATTGCTATCGTATCCTGTTACTAGTGAATTTATAGCACAACGTCTTTTTGTATCAACATGGAAATTGTAAAAATGCCATTCGGGCATTCGCAACATCACAACCTGTCCTCGAAATTTTTTGATAACATCCATTAAAGTATGATCTTCTAAAATCTTCTGAGGCATTAGCATAGTATCGAACCCAAAGTCAAGGAACCAATTTTTACGATGTTCCTCTTCATACAATAGGAATTTTTCTGGATCGATCTTACAATTAAGTTTATAGAACATAAAAATATTTAGTACCCATTATATACGTAGTAAATAAAACAAATTAAAGAGGAACTCATGTACGCAGTTATTAGCCTAAACGATGCAAAGTATCAACCCCTAGCAGATATGACTTGGACACAGAACAAACAGATTTATTGTGACCGACACGGATACGAAGGTATCCTAAAAACAGACAAACTCAAAGGTGGCATTCCGATTGGATTTGAAAAAATCTTCTGGATGCTAGATCTAATGACAGAACGTCAAGACATTGAATGGTTTTGGTGGACTGGTACAGATGCTATGATTACAAATCATACCATTAAAATTGAAGACAAGATCATTCCAGAATATGATTTGATCTTGGCCACAGACTGTAATGAAATCAACAACGACAGTTTCTTAATTAAAAATTCCGAATGGGGTCGTGCTTACATGAAAAGCATTACAGAAGTTGTTGATCAATATGCTAATCATTACTTTTATGAGCAACAGGCTATGATCGACTCTGTATTCTTAGAAGAAAATGCGGGTAAGATTAAAATTGTTCCACAGCGATATTTGAACGCTTACCAAAACAGTCTATATCCACATCAAAGCAAGTTTGACTGTTTAGGTACAGACGGCACATGGCAACATGGTGATTGGCTTATTCATTGGCCCGGTACTTCACTTGAAAAACGTTTAGAACTTGCCAAAATTTATTTGGAAAGAGTAGTTAAATGAAAATTTTTATAACAGGATCCTCGGGTTTTGTGGGCCGTAATCTTGTGGAATACTACGAAGAACACGAAGTGTTTGAACACAAACGCTACATGGATGTTCGTGCTAAACTAGAGTATTTCAAACCAGATGTAGTTATTAACTGTGCGGCTGAGATATACAAGGCAGAAGACATGTGGATTCCTAATGTGTTGTGGACACAGGATTGCCTTGAATACACAAAAGAATTTCCCAACACCAAAATGGTACAGATAGGCAGTAGTGCTGAGTACGGTCCTATGCCCAGAGCAAGTAAAGAAACAGATCGCATTAATCCTGTTGATATGTATCAAGCAACTAAAGGTGCCGCTACACTCTTATGCCAAGGCTACGCAAGAACATACAATCTTGACATTTCAGTAGCAAGACCATATAGTGTATATGGCAAGTATGAAAAGCCACACAGACTATTTCCAAGACTGTGGCGAGCATTTAACTTAAATGAACCAATGAAACTGTTTCATGGTGTTCACGATTTTATATACATAGATGATTTTGTTAGAGGTATTGATTTATTGGTTCAGAAAAATGATAAGCCGTTAGGTGACATTGTAAACTTTGGATCTGGTAAGTCTTGGACCAATTGGGCTATCCATGCTATGATTGAAAAAATATTAGACAAGACAGCACCTGTAGAACTTGTATCAGGTATGGCCAAATCATTTGAAAGTGAAGTGTGGGTTTGTGATACAACTTATGCCAAAGAGCAATACGGGTTTGAAACTCAATATGATATAGAATCAGGAATCAAAGAATTTTTCAATACCGCAACATATGAAAGGACTGCATAATGATACCATTTGGGCAAGATGAAAACATAAAAATAGACAAGTGCCATGCTATGTTATTAACTGGACTTGTTAAAGCACAAAAACCTACAACTATTTTAGAAATGGGAGTAGGCGGTGGAAGAAGTTTAGATGGTATCTTAGAAGGTCTTGAATATAATCAACAACCGTATGACTACACCTTAGTCGATAACTTTTTAGATTTCCAATATGAGATTCCTCATGAACTTCCCGAACGCTATGGCGATAAAATTAAAATTGTAAAAAGCGAAGAAAAAGACTATGTTCTTAACTGCGACAAAAAATTTGATTTTATTATGAGCGATGCTGATCACTATCATACACAAGAATGGTTTGAACATGTTTATGACAACTTGTTAAATGACGGTGGTATATTAGTCTATCATGATGTAAATGTATTTGATGCTAACGCATTTAAAAATCTTCTTGAGATACTTGATAAATGTAAAGAACAGAAAAAATCACATATGCTGTTTAATAAGAGTTCATTACCCGATGAGCAATGTAAAAGAGGCCTGCTGGTAATTTTTAAAAATTAATATGACTACATTAGAACAAAGACTCATTGATATTACATATCAAGAAAAATTAAGCCACCTTAGTAGTACACTGAGTGCACTTCCTATCATTGAAGAAATTTATGCTCAACGCAAAGACGATGAAGTGTTTATTCTCAGCAATGGACATGCAGGGCTCGCTCTGTATGTTGTATTAGAAAAATACTACGGAGTTGATCCTGTAGAACTTCTACACAAACACGGTATCCACCCAGGCAAAGATTTACCCAATCACTTGTACTGTTCAACAGGCAGTTTAGGCAGTGGGCTTCCTATTGCGGTAGGACATGCCTTAGCAACTCCGGACAAGAAAGTCTACTGCATGATTAGTGACGGAGAAGCCGCAGAAGGGAGCATTTGGGAAAGCCTACGTTTTATTCAAGAACATCCTGTAGACAATCTTGAAGTGTATGTTAACATCAATGGATTGAGTGCATATGATCCTGTTGATACAGAATACCTAATCAATAGACTACGAGCATTCTTACCCAGAATCAATATTCGAACCAGTGACCCATACAAATGGTCATTTGCCAAAGACCTGCTAACACACTACTATGTGTTGAAACCAGCAGACTACGAGGAGTTAACAAAATGAGAAAAGAGTGCGCTCAATTATTATTAGAAGAAATGTCAGTCAATGATCGCGTTCGTGTTGTCACTGCTGATTTAGGATTTGGTATTTTAGACCACATTCGTAACGCATATCCAGATCGTTTTTACAATGTAGGTGCCGCTGAACAACTTATGGTCGGTGTTGCTATTGGTATGGCAGAAGAAGGCTTGATTCCAGTTTGCTACTCAATGAGTAGTTTCTTATTGTATCGTCCTTTTGAGTTCTTGCGTAATTATGTAAACCACGAAAATATTCCTGTCAAACTTTTAGGATCAGGACGTGATTATGATTATAGTCATGATGGGATGAGCCATTGGGCACATGATGATAGAACGGTATTACAATCACTGCCAAATATCTCACAGCATCGTCCTGCAGGCCTAGAAGATCTAACAGTAGAGTTTAAAAAATGGATTAATAGCAATAAGCCTGCTTATCTAAATTTAAAGAGAGCATTATGAGTACAAAAGTTGTTTATGTTACAGGTTGTTTAGGATTTATCGGATATCACGTAACCAAAGCCTGTTTAGAACAGGGCTGGTATGTGCGTGGTATTGATAAATGTACCTATGCCGCAAATGAAAATCTTTTGCCAGAATTATTACAATATGATAAATTTGTTTTTGAGAAAAAAGACATTAATGACTTAGACATTCTCTACGAATGTGATTACATTATTAATACAGCCGCAGAAACTCATGTAGACAATTCTATAGCATCAAGCGATGTGTTTGTAAAAAGTAATATAGATGGTGTTCATCATTTGCTAAAGTTGATTAAAGACAACTATAAGTTTAAAATGCCCACACTCTTACATTTCTCCACTGATGAAGTTTACGGTGATATTGTAGAAGGATTTCATACAGAACAAGATCTCCTAAAACCCAGTAATCCTTACTCTGCTACAAAGGCCGCGGCTGATATGTTGGTCACAGCATTTGCCAGAACCTATAACATTCCGTATGTTATTGTTCGTCCTACCAATAACTATGGTATTGGGCAGTACACAGAAAAGTTTATTCCACACACAATTAAGTATCTGAGTTTAGGTAAACCTGCTCCTTTACACAATGCAGGCACACCAAGACGTACATGGCTACATGCCAGCGACACAGCCGCCGCAGTCATTCGTATTATTGATATGGGTATTGTAAATGAGATTTATAACATCTCAGGCAATTATGAAGAAGCAAATATTGTGGTTGCTACTAAGATTGTAAAATTAATGGGCTTCAAGGGTGACCCAAATCAATACTTTGACCTTGGTGTAACACGGGCAGGACAAGATGTTCGTTATGCTATAGATGATACAAAATTACAAGATTTAGGCTGGACTGCTGAAGCAAAGTTTGATCAAGAACTAAAATCAATCGTTAAGTACTATACCAAAAACTTCATTTGGTAATTTAGATAAGTACAAGATGAATATCATTTTGTACACACTAATAGTCACGCATATTACCATAGTATGTGTGACTTTATTTTTGCATAGAGGACAGGCACATCGAGGTATCACATTTAATCCTGTACTTCAACACTTTATGCGTTTTTGGTTATGGCTAACAACTGGTATGGTTACACAACAATGGGTAGCCATACATCGCAAACATCATAGGTTCAGCGATCAAGAAGGAGACCCACATAGCCCTCATGTATTTGGAATCTGGACTCTTTTAACACAGGGTGCTTTACTTTATAGTAGAGCCTCTAAAGATACAGAAATGATTAATCAATACGGGGTAGGAACTCCTAACGATTGGGTAGAAAGAAATATCTATTCCAAATACAATTTTTTAGGTGTGAGTTTAATGTTAATTATAGATTTATTGTTATTTGGTCCAATCGGTATTGCGGTCTGGGCTATACAGATGATATGGATTCCATTTTGGGCGGCCGGTGTAATCAATGGCATAGGACACTGGTGGGGGTATCGCAACGGTGAAACAAAAGATCAAAGTCGTAATATAAGTCCCTGGGGTATCATTATTGGCGGGGAAGAACTGCACAATAATCATCACCTATCTCCTGCTAGTCCTAAACTTAGTCGTAAATGGTTTGAAATTGATATTGGTTGGATGTGGTTAAAATTATTTGAATTTTTAAGATTGGCAAAAATAATTCGTCGTGATTAATAGTCCTGTAATCTCGTTGCTGTTAAATATTGACATACCAACTCCCCCACCACCTATGAAAAAAGTTTTATTCATCCTCAAACGTCGCGAAGACTACAGCGCCGCAGTTCACTCTCATATTGGATTGAGTACCGGCCTATATAATAGTGCTAAATTTATGAACGACATGCTTGTTGAAGCAGGTATTGAAAGCAATCTAGAAATTGCTATTGACAATAACTGTATTGATAGGCTCGTTACAACACATTGTCCTACACACGTTATTATAGAAGCTCTTTGGGTAGTTCCAGATAAATTTTATATCTTACAGAAACTGCATCCTAATATTACGTGGATCATTCGCATACACTCAGAAATGCCATTTATGGCAGGAGAAGGTAATGCTATGGACTGGATCGGAGACTACAGCGATTTTAAAAACATTGTTTTGGGCATAAATGCTCCAAGAATGTTTGACGAGATCAGTATGTATTTTAAGATACGCAACAAGTGGGATACAGACACAACTGCTAAAAAAGTAATCTATTTGCCTAACTACTATCCACAAGATTATAAATCACCTAAAAAGATAGATAAAAAGAAAGATACTATTGATATTGCCTGCTTCGGTGCTATCCGTCCGTTAAAGAATCATTTGCTACAAGCGTTTGCCGCAATAGAATTTGCTGACAGTATAGGAAAAAAATTACGCTTTCACGTAAATGCAGGACGTATTGAAATGAATGGTAGTCCAGTGATTAACAATCTTAAAGGCCTATTCCAACAATTACATAGCACTGGGCACGAACTTGTTAACCATCAATGGCGACCCAGAGAAGAATTTCTAGAACTCTGTGCCACAATGGACATAGGACTTCAGGTCAGTTTTAGTGAGACATTTAATATTGTAGGTGCTGATCTAATCAGTCAGGGTGTACCATTGGTGGGGACTGAAAAAGAAATACCATGGGCTATACCTGCTTATTCTGCTGTACCTGTTGACAGTGATACAATTGCTAATAAACTTAAGACAGCCTACAATTGGTCTTGGATGAATGTCAAACTACATCAAGGTTCGTTAAAAAAATATACAAATAAAACCGCTAAGATTTGGACTAAATATTTCACTGAGGAATAACAATGGGTAAGCACAAAGTCAAATCTTTCAAATGGATCAAAGGACTTTTACACGTTGAAGAACTAGAATTTCAAGATATTGAAGATGCTATTAGTTTTTCAGCAAAATTAGGAGATTCAAAAGTATATCATGAAAGTGGTGAGTTAGTTCACCATAGTTATGCTCCGCCACCTGCTCCTGAACCTGTTGTCTACGACAATCCAGACGAGTCGTATGATAATCCCTCCTCATACGACTATCCAGAGTCTTACGCTTGACTACCCATAATCTCATAGGGTAAGAAATAAATCTTAAGCATTAACCAAACTTGATAGTCTAACCAATCACCTATACAGGGATTTTTTAGCCAGGCTTGGAATCCAAGAGAATTCCACATTTGGTCAGGAGTCATGTCATTGTCCGGGTGGGGCACCCATCGGCTTGCCTAATTGTTGTTGAGCAGGCGTGGGTGTGAGTCCCGACTGTTTTATTGGGTTAACTTTAGGTTCGGCAACAGATTTTACTTCTTTATCAGTGTCAAGCCATTTGACATTTCTAGTCTCGCTTTTGGTGTTTGTTTCAGCACGAGCATTTTTGAGTCCAACATCTGAACGACCTAGCATGTATCGTACAACTAAGTAAGGTTCGTGTGCGCCAGTAGGTGTTACACCATTTGGATAAATGTGGTCTGCGGCCAACATATATTTCTTTCCAGATTTCTTGATATGCGTCCACCCTATCAATACAGCATTTACATTGCTGATACCAAATTTTCCAGAATCAAAATCTTTTCCAAATACAATTAGATTCTTTATATCATCACTGGCATGTAATCCATATGATTCTTTGCTTTGTAAAACACCGCCGTCGATTGCTTTGATACGAGCAAGCCATGCGGCTATTTCAGGACGATGCATCATATGATTCCACCCGCCCCATCTAAATTTTACATCTTTGAGACTTACCCATGCTACAGGATTATCATTCTCGTCATACACAGTCATGTCGCTTTTGGGTTGACGGCCATTAATCAGTTCGGGAGTTTTTCTAACTGTAGCGGCATTCACTGTGGTATTGCCTACCGCAAGCGGAACTGATGGACGTCCGGCTTTGGCATCTTCTAATTCTTGAGCAATACCTTCAATTTGTCCTTGTTCAACAGTTTCGCGTTTGCCGGCTTGTTCTCCACCAAACTCCTTGGTCTTTTCTAATGCTGAAAAAGAAATTGATCGACCATCAACAGTATTCATTTTGAGATTTGTGGTTCTTGGACCGTCAAACCAGGATGCCACACGTTCAAATTCATTGGGATCGATAACAACTTTTTCACCAGTTGATAGAGTAAATGGTGATTTCATTATGATTTTTTCAAGGAAGGTAGGTAAACGATCCTTGGGAGAATTTGGATATTTTAATATATCTGCAGGAGATAACTTTTTTTCTAACAAAAATTCTTTTGCTCTCATAGCGATATTTATGCTAATTCTGGAAACAAATTGTTAGCAATAAATTCTTTGGCCTTTGATTCTGTGAACCCTAAATTAACCAATACCTTGGGAGTATGTGGGTTTTGCTTTTGATAATAACAGTAGCGATTCTGTGCCATATGATAATCAAATCCGCTTTCTTGAGTGTTTCCTACCCTATCTAAATAGTAATTAAGTGTAGACAATCCTAAATCTGTAAAATAACCCAGTTCTTCTGCATCAACTGCACCTATAGCAACTATGCTATCACTAAAGATGTTTTTTGCCCACTCAGGTAATTCTCTACGTTTATTCCAGTCTAACTCGTCAGTCCAATTAGCAAACCACTTCATCATATAATGGTCAGCATCACCTGCTTTACTGAAATCGTGAAACGCACCGCTAACTTTATTAGGACCTGCTACAATATCAAACCCGTAGATAGGAGCACTGTCATTTGTGTGAGGGAATACTGTTACATGTAGCATCCATACATTTTTAGTTTCTCGAGCATCAACTATGCTAAGATGTGCCCTCCGATAACGCATAGATGAAAATGAAAGGTCATATAAACCTACACTTTCGTCTATATTTGAAACTTCTAATGTTCCTGTTTCTCTAAAACGTCTTTCAAACTCTTTAGCACAGGCAATGCTTTTTTCAAACACTGAGCTCATTATTATAAGTCTCCATTAGTTTGATTGCCCATTCAAAAGCCACATTTGCTTCGTCTCCCATACTATCTTTTAACTTAGCACGTACTTTGGCTTTGAGATTATCTACATCATCAAACTCTAAGTTACGATGAGGTCCGGGCATCATCTTCTTGATCATCTGCCCACCAAACAGGTCACCCATGTGCCAAGTATAAAGATGTGCCATAATGCGCTCTGGTTGTCCTACCAAGTTCATGATGTATCTGCTATACTCAACAGTTTCTTTACGAATACGTGGAAACTCACCTCCACACATATCTTGAGCATCTAAGTATAATTTTAGAGCACGTTCAATTTCAAGAATGTCTAATGTAAGTTTAGCATCACGGGCAACATTTTCAATTGATCCGTAAATAACTGACTTTTGATATGTAAAGTCTGCCCATGCTGATTGTAGCATAGACTTATCAAACACAGCCTTCATAAATGCTGTGGCTTCTGCTCGTTGGTGATTATCCCAGGTTAACTCTTTTAAACTCATTTTGTTTCTCCATCATATTTTGCTAATACAGCACAGGCTGAACGTCCTCCAAACGCAAAACTATTCTTTAGAGCATACTTTGCGTATATCTTGGTTTCAGTCGTGGGCAACTGCATTCCGGCACCTACTGGTGTTGTTAAATTTACATTAGGCGGTGTGCGTTGCTCTTTAAGAGCCATTATAGTATAGATTAACTCTATCACAGAACAAACTCCTAATGTATGTCCTATTTGTCCTTTATTACTTACCATGACTTTACCATGGAACATTTCATTCATGAGATTGTATTCTAACTCATCACCAACTGGTGTGCCTGTAGCATGAGCATTAATATAATCGATATCTTCTGGATCTACACGGGCATTACGGAGTGCCTTATTCACTGCTAATCTTTGTGTATGACCAGTGGGATCGGGTTCTGTGTCAAATACTCCTGAGCCAGAAATACCTGTACCTAATACTAGTCCGTAGATATATGCACCTCGGGCAACTGCTTTTTCTAGAGGTTCTATAATGTAAGCACAAGATCCTTCACCTAACACAAATCCGGATCTATTAACATCAAATGGTTTACATGCCTCTTCCGCAGGTTGGCGACTCAGCGCATTAAGATTTTGAAAATAATAAAAGACAAATGGTTGAAAGCAACTGTCACTGCATCCGATCATTACAGCATCTAGATCCGGATCTGTCATCAGTGTCTTTATTCCGTAATCAAGTAGGTAGATTCCTGTGGCACAGGCAGTGTGTATTGATCCACTAGGACCTTCTAGTTTTAAATATTTCTGTACCTGTTCACTACCGTACGCATTACTACCATTCAATATTTGTTTAGGGCTGTATTTTTCACGGCCTTTGTCAATAGCCTTCATAATTTTGTTGTTGGCTTCCATTTGCCCAACAGTAGTTGTAAAAAATACTCCCACGTTTTTAGAAGTAAGGCCACTATCCTTATAGGCTTGGGTGCCAGTATATATAGTCATTTTGGTAGAACGTGACCAATGACGGTGTTCATTATCGTACTCGTCTCGTGTAAATTCTGGAGTGGGACTAGGGAATCCAGTTTTAATCTGTATACCTTTACAGGTAGAAGGAAGAACGTCAGGATTATCTTCGGGCCACTCAATATCCTGTATAGCAGACTTACCTGCTAATAGATTGCTCCAATTTTCTTCCAGCGTGGAGCCTAATCCGTTAAGGATTCCTATTCCGGTAATTGCAAATTTCATTCTTCCTCGATTTTAATTGCTAAGGGCCAACCATGTTGGCGGGCTAATAGTGTACCCTCAATGCCCTTTTGCTCGGCTACTTCATAACTGAATATGCCTGCGACTCCTGCTCCATCGTTGTGAATTTGTAGTGTTATATCTTTAGCACGTTCTTCGGAGTGATTGAATACCTGTATCAGCATGGCAATAACAAACTCCATCGGTGTGACATCATCGTTTTGAACCACAACTTTATATTTTCCTGGATTCAAAATCTCAATATCTATTTCTTCTATTTCTTTGACGTCAACTTGTTCCATTAAGTTCCCCGAGTGTATTATTTATAAAGCAGGGAGTTAATTCCCCCTGCTTTAATTATAGCATCAAGCCTCTACAATGTCAATAAGACGGGGTTGTAAAGCCTCGGGAAGTTGGCGTTCGAGATCAATTCTCAAAATACCATCTTTAATTACAGCACCTTTAACAACCATATACTCAGCAAGAGTAAATGATTTGGTAAAGTCGCGACTGCTCAATCCACGATGTAGATACTCTACTTCGGGTGATTCGGTGCGTTGACCTGTAATTACTAATTCGTCTTGATCTACCTTCACAGTGACTTCACTCTTCTGGAATCCAGCAACCGCAATTTCAATTGCGTAGTTGTTTTCATCTACTTTGAGTACGTTATGTGGGGGGTAGTTGTTTTGGATTTGGTTTGCAAATCTGTGCTCGAATGTGTCAAACATACGATCAAATCCAACGAGTGCTCTGTTTAATTGACTTAGAGCGTTTGTGTCAAGGCGAGTAATTGCGTTCATAGTTTTCTCCTTTAATAAGCAAGAACGTTTTTGTGGGCACCATGCCCAATATACAGAACCCTAATAGGCATTTCTGTATAACTATATTTATACACGAAAGAATGGAGAGTGTCAATGGAATTGATTAAAAAGATTAAAAAAGGATTGTGGTTTGCCGCAGGTATAATGTTTTTAGGTATTGCCTACATTGGTGTTATTGTACCAGGAATTCCTTGGTCAACACCCAGTCTAATTGCTACCTACTGCTTTGCTCGTAGTTCAGAGCGTTTTCATAACTACATGATAAATCATAAACTGTTTGGACCATTTATTGCTAACTGGAAAAACGGTCGTGTATTTCCTACAATGGCTAAGTGGGCTATGTTTGCTAGTATGGATGCCAGTTTGATTATACTATGGTTTGCTACAGGTAATTGGAAAGCCTGCATGTGGATGAGCATCTTCTTTATGCTAATTTTATTCTGGGCATATAGACTACCTGGTAGTAAAGAAGAAGCAGAAAGACGCAAAGAAGCCGGCGAAAAGTTAGGCTGGTTCAAGTAATTGCCCATTCTGGGCTAGGGCAAACATGAGCGCATCATGTTTGCTTTCAAAGATAAAATCCATATAGTCAATATTAAGTTCTGTAGAATATCGGCCCCCGGGCAGTCCAAAATGCTCGAGGGCCCATATACAGACTTTATCCCACGCTTCTTCTGTAGATAAGTCTCTACTCCATTTGATTCTAACTTTAATCAAATTTCAAAACTCTTGTTAGGATCAAATTGATCAGTATCTTCAAATCCTATATATCCACGCGGGTTGCTAATGATACGAGTATCACCAATCATGTAGTCTACAGGATCATGTAGATGTCCGTGTATCCAGTATTTGATCTGAGGATGATCTAATATAAAATCACTTAGATCACTACAGTAAGCACCATTCATGTGATACTCAGATTTATACTTTTTGTTGATACTTTGATAACTTGGACTGTGATGTGTGATTACAACAAATGGTTTAGTTTTGTTTTCATCACTTTCTAATATCTGTTTAAAACATTCTACAGTTTTCCTAAAAATGCCAACAGTATGTTCTGGAGTTAGTTTATAGTAAACGTTTTTGTTCTCGTAGAGATTAGTAATAGCCCTGTAATCGTTCATACCATTTTTAACAGCATAAAGAGTAATAGGATCATTCTTGTTCATATCGGTCCACATGGTGGCACCCATGAACATAACACCCTTGTATTCGACAACTTCGTTCTCTAACATACTGACATTGTTAGGCATGATTGATTTTAGAATGTGATAAGACTTATCCAAACGTCCGTGATAGTGTTCATGATTTCCTAACACATAAAATACCTTATCGTATTTGGCACATTCCCATTTGAAGAATTCACTCAAACGGTAGACGTGATCAGGAGTGTCCTGAACGAGTTTGGTGCTGTGATGCTGTTTACTGATTCCTACAACTTCGGCAATATCGCCAGCAAGGATCAGTACTTCTCCGCCGGGAAGTTCTTGGTATTCGCATTCAAGATGCAGGTCGGAAACATAGTGGATTTTCATACATATATTATACTATGAAACTGGTAAAAAGTCAACCCCATTTTAACCTGTACCAATTATATTCTTTTTCGCTTTCAAATAATATACGAGTTCTATAGTTGTCGTTTATCCAACACCAACAGGCCTGCTTGCCGTCTCGCCAATGTTCGTACTCACAACTTGGGCCAAATTGATCCCACATCCATTCTCTACGCTCGCAGAATATTTGACCTTCTTTGTATCTAAAGGTCACAGCATATTTGAAATCACTATAACCCGTATATCTACGATCTAATTTCATGTATCCCTTTCTACATGATCTGCTACAACACCTCTACCCTTCATGGATTCGTTATAGGATTTTCTGTTTGCTTCAGGATCAAATCCTCCACCGGCACTATCTCGAATTATTCGTAATATAGGGTGCATCAATTTTTGTGTCATTGATTTAGACATGGCTTCTAAGACCAATTTGGGATCATCACCTTTGGCAATGCGTTTGCGGGCTTGTTCTAATTCAAACTTTTCAACCCGGCCTGCCCAACTATCGTAAGACTCACCGGGTTCAAATTTTAAAGCCATTTACCTTATATCTTCTGTATGTTTATGTTTAACGGATTTTTTAAGAATCTTGAACCAAACTTTTTTCTCTTTTTCTACTTTGTGTTCAAAAATAGCCTGATATAATTTTTTGCGAAGTTTTCTTAGTTTCATATTAATTTGGTACTAATACAATTTTCTTTGTGTTTGTTGCAGGATCAATCATTTCTTGCCAATGGTATCCAATTGGAGGTTGTTGCACTACGCTCACAGGAGGTTGTACAATCACTGGTTGGGGTTCAACATAAACTGTTTGAGGTCTGCTTAGTTCATATCCAATTACTCCGCCAATAAGAGCAGGAGCAACCCATCCACCGCCGTAACCACCTCTATAGCAACAGCCATGATAACCATGATGCCATTGTGCACCGGCTGTACCTACAACACATAACATTGATAATGCCAATAAGAGTTTCTTCATAATTTTCTCCTCGGTTATAATACTATAACGCTTTAGATTAATATTTAGTTTACATCTTTGGATAATTTACCGCTCTTTTATCTTCAATTTTGAGTATACATTTTGAACACCTACTGACTGACGAATAGCATCCTGTAGAGCATCGTGCTTACTGGCTTTAGGCATATCTGGATCATACCCTAAATCAAAGATTGTACGTGTATCGCGGATCTGCCAATATTGCCAAGGTGGAGTACGTACCAATTGACGATATATATTTTCTAAGATAGCAATGTCGAACAAACTACCATGAGCCCAAAAGGCTGTACAGCCCCATGCAAACTTATGGAACTGATCCATAGCATCTACTAATGGTACACGATCATCTGGACTAAATGCTTCTTCCATAACTTTAGGATCTTGTTTAGCCCACCACTCAAGTGTATTTGGATCAATTTCACGTCCTAACTTATCTTGATCATCGAGATCAAAACGTAGATATAGTTTGTCACTATACCCATTGCCGTAGGGATTAAAATGTACTGCACCTAATGTTAGAACTACTGCATTTGGAGAGACTGCCATAGTCTCTAAGTCAATCATCATGTGCTTAGCCATATTATCTTTCTGTGTTATAAAACACTATTATAACATAGAATTATTGTTTTGTCAAGCGAATAATTTCTTCGTCAATTGCTTCAATAATCTTTTCAGCCAATTTGCTTTCGTATTTTACTTTTTGAGTAGTATGGCCGGTTATTTCAACAATTTCGGTTGCTGGAATATTAACAACAAATCCATCACCATTTTCTTTTAGATATTTGAGTACAGTATCTTTTGATGCAAACACTACTCCATCACTTGCAATTCCAATAAGAACATCCGAAACAGAAGTGCTAGAAATTTTATCTGTGTTGTTGGTTCCATAACTATTAGTAAGAATAAAACTAATTGTTTTTTTGAGTTTATTCTTTTTGGTATAAAACTTACCTGCTGTCTTACTCTTTTGCTCTACTGTAATCTTGTATTTCCCCCATCGGAAATCGCAGTGTGTTTCTCCAACATATTTGAATGTAGAATCATTAGAATGAATTTCGGCGGCCCTTTCTAAGATAAGTCCTTTAAGGAATCGCCACTGGGCATCATTAAATTGTGAACCCAAACTGTTAGCATAGTCGATAACTTTTTGCCAATCGAATGTTTTAATATCTGCTACAATTTGATCAATTTTGGTTTGTTTCATTAGTTTCTTTCGTTAAAAAACTATTATACTACATTTTTATACCAAAGTCAATACAATTTTTTAGGTAATTCGTTATCGCGTAGTTTTTTAAGCCAACGGGCACGGGCCGCACCCTTTTTACGCTTACGCTCTGTGGTGGGCTTTTCAAAATGTTGATTGGCTAAAACTTCAAGTAGAACTCCGCCCTCTTCAACTTTCTTTTTGAGTTTCCTCAGGGCAACATTAATATTGGCATCTCTAACCTCCACGGTTGGGCCACGACTATTTGATTTTCTCATTGTGTTCGGTTTCAAATGTTAATTCTGCTGGTTGTTCATTTACAGCATCTAATGTGATATTTATATTGGTTAAACCGTTTTGACGTAAATCTACAGCATCAAATTGGTAAGGCAATAAGATTTTTTCCAATATACTTTTTAATCCACGAGCATTAGTATCTAATTCTGTAGCCTTATGAGCAATTTCTTTAAGAGCAGAGTCTTCAAATGTAAGTCCAAGTCCATCTAATTCAAAGATGTATTGATACTGTTTGATAAGACTGTTCTTTGGTTCTTTTAGAATTTGAACTAACTGTTCTTCTGTTAATTTTTCAACACTAACTGTGATACCAAAACGTCCCACAAATTCCGGAATCATTCCATAACTGATAAGATCCTTAGTAGTATGGTGTTTGAATACATCTACGTTTTCTTCTTCTTTGGTTTTAATTGTAGCACCAAAGCCTACGCCTTTTGAACCTCGTCTGCGTTGAATGATTTTATCAATACCGACAAAAGCGCCGCCGCAGATGAATAAGATCTTGCTGGTATCAATTTCAAGCATATCACCCTTTGGGTGCTTGCGCTTGTCTCCAGCAGGAACCCTACACACAGACCCTTCAACCATTTTAAGCAAAGCCTGTTGTACACCTTCACCTGAAACATCTCGTGTAATGCTCATGCTTTCGCCTTTTCGAGCAAGTTTGTCAATTTCGTCGATATAGATAATACCACGCTGTGCTTTCTCAACATCTCCATCGGCTATATTGATTAGACGAGTAAGAACACTTTCTACATCATCACCTACATAACCTGCTTCGGTTAGTCCAGTGGCATCACAGATGGCAAAAGGAATATCCAGATATTCTGCGATCTTCTTAGCCAACATTGTTTTACCACAACCAGTTGGACCTAATACAAGCACATTGGTCTTTTCTAATTCAATGTCTTTGTCAGGGTGATTGATACGTTTGAAGTGTTGGCAAACTGCTACACTCAAACTTATCTTTGCTTCGTCTTGTCCAATAATGTATTGATCAAGATAGTCTTTGATCTTAACAGGATTGTAATGTTTCTTTTCTTCAAGTGGAAACTTTTTAACTTTCTCATCTTTTAGAATATCCACGCACAAGTCAACACAGTCATTACAAATACCTATATCTTCAGCACCTACAATAAGTTTTTCAACTGTGTTCTTTTCTTTACCACAAAACGAGCAATGTGGATCTTTATTTCTTGTTGTCAAATTGAACCTCTATAAACTTTTTAATATCAGGTACCCACTTCTGATTAATGTATGAAAACAATGCTTTCAACTCTTTATCAGAAGTAGAGTACCAGACATTTGATTTTCCTAACATGTAACTGGCTAACCACTTGACTAAGTCTGTGCCAGCGTCAGCATTTATATATACAGCGTCACATCTATTTAATGCAAACAACAACCACTCCATATTATTTTCGCCTTGAAAATAATAAATGTTAAGCGGTATGTCTGATTCTAATTGACCTAATTGATGACTTATTTGGTCTTGCTCTAACTCAGTGATACCTATTAATAAAATACTATAGGTGTCATTCTCATAAAAGTCCGGTGGTGTTATTAGGGTTATTTTTTTCACGCTGTTCTTTGGCCTTTTCAATATATTCTTGTTCTGTTATTTGTGTAGCCTTAGTTATCTCTTTCCATTTGCCACCTTCTTGTTGTTCTTCATTTTGAACGTAGCCTCTTGGTACAGCACGTTTATGGAAACGCTCTCCGTTAATGGTTACATATTCTCCGCTTGGATGTTCTACAGTTTGAGGAGGCTCCGGAGGAGTAATCTCTTCAAATGTAGGGCCGGTCTGAATCCACTCTCCATCAACTTTTACACCTTCAAAATTTGGACCTTCATCTACAAATTCAGGGTCGTGTTCTTCATCCAGGAATTCGTATTGTAAATTATCTTTAGGATGCTCACCTGGATCTGCCAATTTAACTGATTCTTCCAGTTGTTCAATCTGCTGTTCAGTTAATGGGCCGTCATCTTGTTCATATGCGGGTTCTGGTCCTGCTTCTTTCCATTCTAACTCTACAGACTCGATTTCATCTGCTGTGGGTTTTTCGCCGACTTCTGCAACATAAGGGTCTGGAGCGTTGAATGCTTCTGTTAGTTCTTCTGCTTGATCGTCAATCCAATCTCTCTTTTCTCTGAAACTTTGGAAACTGATTTGACTTGCTAACAATAATATAACTGCTAATGGATCAAATACAATCACAATAAGAATAATAATCCAAGTAACTGCTCTTTCAAGGATCGACGAGTCTGGATTGGCTCCATATATAAAAGCCGCTATATATTTGACAGGTCCTACCTCTGCTTCGACCTTACGTACCTCTGCCGCAATAGGCGCTCTCTCATCGTTAAGAGTAGCAATGGTTTTTTGGGATTGAATAATCTCTTGGCTAATTCGACTACGATCTTTCTGTTGGGCCTTTCGAATAGCAACTGCTTTGTCCGCACCTTTTTCATCTTGTGAGCGTGCCATAACTTGGTCCACGCCTTCATCAAGTTGTTTGAGTATCTTACGATTAGCATCTATATTGTCCTTTTCAGTTTTTATCTTTTCATCATATACTGCTATCTTTGCGGCGACATCCCCGCTTACAAGATTTTGATCATTGTGTGCTTTTGATAGATAGCCAAAGATACCCATTGAAGTAATCATCATCAGTACAATAACCGCAACAGTCATATATACTTTAATTGTCAAGGGTGCTATCGACCAATTTTGTTTTAACCAAACTGTGGCAACCAATTTACTCAATTCTAAAACAGTGCCCATAATAATAATGGGAATAACTGCCGCAGAGAAAATAGCAGTAAGTCCTGCTACTGAATAGTAGACTGCTACTGCTGATATTGATAAGCCACTTAGTAAAGCCAGGTAGGCTATAAATTTTTCATTTAGTGTAGGTTTCATAGAGGTTGTTTATTGGACAGATCTTGCCATGGATTCGAATGTAGTGCGTTCGTATTCCCACATATAATTATCTGTTTTAGGTTCATATGTGTTAGGATCAAATGGTATTGTATGTTGTTTAAGGCGGGCTGGGAAAGAAAAGAAATAAAACTTTTCAAGATGTTCTTCAAAAACACAGGCTAAAATATGTTCTTTTTTCTCACATCCAGTTATCAAAGCAGAATATGATTTGTTTTCTTTGCCGTTAATTCTTACTATAGAGAACTTACTATCTGCATTATTGCTAAAATCTCTATTTGCTCCTAGCAAAATATGTGTTTTTTTATTTGCGGCGGCAACAGCGATTTCAAGTAAGTCTTCATACTTAAGATACCGTAGGTCTTCTCGAGTCCACGGAAAATCTTTTTCGCGATGTTCAAAAATTTTTTCAATTAAAAAATTTACAATGATACGATTGTTTTTAACACGTTTAGAATACCACGGTTCGTTATATCGCTCTGATGTAGACATTTTTTTAGGCATATTAACCTCGACGCATTCTTGAAATATCAACTGCTTCTTCGTCAGAAAAAACAGGAACAGCATTTGATTTGTGCATCGTAGCAATACCTTTTACCTTTGTACCTGTATATACCTTAGGAGCGGGCATTGTAGCATTGCCTGTGTAATCACCTCGGCTTTTAATATGAGCGGTATTGCCACGGCCTTCAGGTGCTGACAATTTATAAGTCAATGTCTCAGCCGACATTGCTCTTTTGCGTTTACGCTCTTCTGCTTCAATGCCTTGAGATTTAAGTATTTTCTGCCACGACTCGTCTAACTCGCGACTCTTACGTGCTTCTTCAGCATTACGGAATTTGCGTTTACCTTTGTATTTACCAGTGGTACTAAGCCAAGGTCCTTCAAGATGCATACTCATAGTTCACTCCGATAACATAAAAATAAAACATAACAAAAACGCCCAACCGCAATGGCCAAGAAATATTAGTAGTAGAACGAAGAACCACTTCATTCTGTTTCTACTTTCTCTTTAGCCTCTATCTTTAGTTGGCCCATTCGTTCTGCCATCTTTTGTGTTTCACGTGGAAGTCCTGTCCATCGAGCAATACTGCCGTCTGGATTGATCTTAAGACTTCCTGCTACTACCCAAATTTGATAACCGCTGGCATCAATACCTGCTAGTTTACGAACAACACCATTGATTGTACCATTGGCAGTAGAACGTCCAATGTTCCAATGATACTGTGTATCCTTGTTCTTCCAAATTTGCGAGTCGCCGGAATCTCGGCTACAATACTCTTTTATTACTGTGACTGTGTGCTCTGAACTCATAAAAAATCTCCTATACTTAATTGTATGGTAAAATCAGTAAAACCGCAAGAGAATTTTTTACCAATTAAGGTCTCCATTTGGATATCCGAATATCAGTTAAACAGTGGCACATATCATACGAACATTCAAGTGCTTCGTTAGCCCAAATGATTTTCTCTGGTTCTAACACATTGCCAATTATAGCACCTTCAAAACAATTACCTCTTTTAATCTGCCCATCTGGACTAATGTACAGACTTTCAATTCCTATATTACACTTCCAACCTTTGAACTTGTTCATCTTGTTTAGAACAAGAGGACCTACATGTTCTAATCGAGCCCTACTACCATCTTCATGTACAATGCCCACAAGTTCTTGAAACTGTTTCTTTTGTGCGGCAGGAGGATTAATCTTAGCAGGTAAAAAATTCATGTTTCCTAAATTACGATCCTGCTCAGGTGTATAGTCGATATCATAGTTAACAACATGAAAGCCTTCAAAGTAGTTTAATAATCTAACAGGTTCAACTCCGTAGAGTAAATCTGTTCTGTTTCTTAAACGTTCTATAACTTCTACACAATGGTCCCAATGTTTAGGATCCATCATGATACGTAAATTAGTTCCTGCCTGTGAGGCAACAAAGTCTAATTTGTCAAACCAGTCTTGTCGTTCTTCATCTGTCTTTACAACATCAGGATGATAACTGGCACTCACACCTGACAACTTAGGAGCCATCCGGCCCCACCAATCTCTCGTTCTAATTAGATTCGAATTTACACATACAGTAATGCGTCGACCTTCTGCCAATACTTTGTCCATTAACTGTTCAAAGTAAGGCCAAGTTGTGGGCTCACCACCACTGAGCGATATGTTTGCATGTGGATATTTGGCTATAAGAAAATCTAAAAACTTAGAACAGATGTCCCAATCAAAACTGTTATTGCGACCACGATGTATGTGATCAGGACAATACCAGCAATGACTAGGACATGCTTGATTAAGGATCCAAGTTATTTGTACGGGACCGTAATACTTGATTTCCTTAATTGGTTTCATTAAACCGATTTGCCTTTGGTGTCTTGCTCGTTGGTCATGTATTTTTCAAGGGTCGCTTTATATTGGTCCTCAGTCAAGCCATGCCAACCACAGCAGTCGCCTGTTGGGCTACGGCCACAGCCGCAGGTTCCAATTTTCTTTCCTGGTTCGGGTACTCTTACTTGCATTTCTTTTTCCTTTCTAAAAATTGTGTCATAGTTATTACCAAATTGTGCTTGGCTAACACTATACGGTCTTGGTCTTGATCCTTTTCCCATAATTACCTTTCTATTTTAGCCTTACGATCTAATTTTCCTAAATTAGACCGAGGTAGGGCATTTACTTTAATAAACTGCTTAGGCATTGTTTCTTTAGAATTATGTTGTAACAGCAGATCTTCTACTTCCGCAGGACTTGCTGTTCCTTCATAATATAACACTAGATGCTTTTCTAGTTTAAGCATAGCATCAACTACTAGTTCATGTTGTCGAGCAGTTAGTTCATAACTCTCGGGAACTATTTTATGATCTCTATATTTAAATTGATTATCTTTACGTCCTGTGATTCTCGGACCATGAATAGGATCTACTTCTATCATGTCTCCACTTTGCCACCAAGGCATATGATTCCAACGGCACCAAAGTTCTCCATCTACTTCTTTCCATTCTGCTCCTGGATACCAAATATGTCCAAGGTGTTGCTCACTGCCTCGGTAAGCGTTCATAATAGCAGGCATTTCTGTTGTACCGTATCCATGAAATGGGCAACCACCTTTACTTTTAATATCTTCAAAGAAGCCACGAGCAGTAAAATTACTGCCCGTTAATACATATTTTAAACTGCTAAGATCCGCTGTCTTCCATTCTTTAGTTTTGCTTGTTGGAGTATATACTCCGGGAGGTAAGGTAGTATGCGTTGGGCGATATTTGTGTATTTCATTTACTGTTTGAAATGGGTTAAACTTTTTAAACACACACCTGCCATCAGTTATTGCCGCAGGCAACATACCTACGCTGAACACAGCATTAGTAGAGGTAGGCAGATATGCTAAAAATGTACTCGATTCGTCCATTGCTTCTGTAGAACTCATTGCTAGACTAGGAGCAATAAAGTTTTCTAAGTTGTGTGAAATTAGTTTAGGACGACCTGTACTACCACTGGTACAAGATGAATATGTACCTGTAGGTTTTGAATCAGGCAATTTAGTACCTCGAATCAAATATCCTCCACCTAATACTGCTCGCATCAATTCAACAAAGTATTCTACATGGTTAACTGTTTCAGTTAACTGGACTGTGTCATGTCTTTCTTTCCATGCTCGACTCATTAGGTCGCTGACAACATATTCAGTGTCGTCCCAATCTACAAACACAGCACGAGAGTGAAATAATCTATCTATAAATTCTTCTTTATTCATCTTTTTAGTATATACACTTATTACTAATTAGTCAAGAGAAAACCCAGCCGTATCACTAAGTGATAGAGGGCTGGGCCGTATTTTACATTGCTTCGTATTCTTCTTTACCGCAACCACATTCTGGGCAAAGGAAATCTTCTGGTAGATCATCCCATTTGCCTTCTGTTTCTTCATCGTGGACATGTCCACAAACTACACATACGTATTCCATAATAGTCTCCTTAAATTACTGGAAATGTCACCGCATCCAGTTTAGCCTGGTACGATTCAGCATGACGGCGCTCGATCTTACTCAAAGCGGCAAAACGCTTTTCTGCTTTCTTAAGAACAGCGGCAAATTCAGCGGCATGTTCTTTTGATTCTGCGATCTGTGCTCTTGCTTCTTCAGCGGCTTTTACTTCGCCTTCCTTCATAGCAATTGCTTCAAACTGTGGGTACATTGTAGTGAACTCATAAGTTTCACCTTCAATGGCTTTTTGTAAACATTCTTTAGTAGTTGGAGTACCAATGAGTAGTTCCAAATGACCCCAGGCGTGTTTAAGTTCCTGGTCAGCAGTATGTTCGAAGTGACGGGCAACTTCTTCAAAACCTTCTTCACGAGCAATACGTGCGAAGTAGCGATATTTAATGTGAGCCTGACTCTCACCGGCCAATGCGGCCTCTAAGTTTTTTAATGTTATGGACATGATGTCTCCTTTCTGTGTACATATATTATATATCCTATTAAAACTCAAAATCAATAGGTTTTTACAATAATTATTTTTATGACTACAATAGGAAAAATTTATTGTAGCATGAGTTGATCAACAAAGTTGTGTAGTAATTTATGATGACGAGCCTCGTGCCAGTGAGGTTTTAGATGCTTCTTATCATACCAACTAGGTAGGGCTTCTGGATGACATCCTATTACACCTATACGATTCTGTATTACAGCCATAGCATCTCCGTTTGGATAGGTAGCAACTACTTCGCTGTTTCTTGTGTTGCCCAATAGACTACAGCCATCGTAGAAGTACATGTTTTCTTGTTGACCGTTCCAAGTTATATTAGACACAGTTCCAAAACTACGTCTAACATCTGCTCCTGGGCGTTTGATATACTGCTCTGCTCTAATGCCATCAAGTATATCAAAGTAGTGATGCCCTGCCCAATATGCGCCCATACAGATTCCTAAATATCTTCCACCACGATCGACATGATCTATTACATATCCCATATTAGGTCTTACCAGTTTGTCAAATGTATCACTATCACCTATGCCGCCTGGAAAGGCAACAACATCTGCTTCTCTAAATATTTTGGATTTGAATTGATCTTTACTGAAAAATTTTACATGGTAATCTGGATGAAGTGCTTCATACATACCAACAGCGCAGTGTGCGGAACATTCTGGATGATTGAGGAAAATGGCAATTTTGGTCTTTTTCATTATGTACCTACTTTATAATATTTAGTCGTAAAAATAGGGCCTAAGCCCTACTGCTGGTTACGAGTTCCAGCATCCACTCTATCGGTGTGGCCGGTTTACTCTTCGTCGTCCTCGGAGTCGTCTCCGGGTCCGTATACTGCTAATAAGTTCATATGAAACTCCTATTAAGTTGGTACATTTATTTATATTTTTGTAGATTACAGGTAGATTACCCTAATTTGAATTTGATATACTCTGCTATCTTTTGGCTCATATCAGCACCACAGAATTTATCCATTCCTTCAAATCCTGGACTGGAATTGGCTTCGCAGACTAATACTCCATCTTTGCCAAATAGTAAATCTATACCCGCAATCTGTAGGCCAAGAGCACGAGCAGTTTCACGAGCAACGTAATCTACTTCTTCAGTAATTTCAAACTGTGTCGCTGTTCCACCTTGACTAATATTAGCACGGAAGTCTCCATCTGGCCCTGTACGTTTCATTGCGGCTACAGTTTTGCCACCTATGACCCACACACGTAGATCTGTGCCCGGCGCCGCATCAATAAACTCTTGTATGATTAAAACTTTCTTAAGAGCAATAGAAGTCAGCAGATCCATTAGTGTCTGAAATTCTTTTTTACTTTTACATAAGTGTACAGTCTTACCTTTACTACCCGATGTGGCTTTTACAACACAGGGAAATCCTATTTCACGTTCGACTAAATCTGTATCAACATCTCCGTTGACCAATATAGTCTTGGGGATAGGTAAACCTTCTCGGGTCAGTACCTGACTGGTCATCAACTTATCACTAACAATTGATATGCTGTCTGCGTCATTGATCACAGGTATGTTAAACTTTTCAATTTGACGCATTAGAGCGAGTGTAAAGTAGTTAGTGCCCGATCCTGTTCTACTTAAAACAAGGTTAGGCATGTCAATACGCTCGCCTTTATATCTAATGCTTCGTGTATTACTACGACTCACAATAATATCAAAGTATTTAGGTTCAAGGACTTGAACATCAAATCCCGAATCGAGTAGTGTTTGTTTTAGGTGTGTGTTTTCATAGCCATTTATATTTGTGGCATGATGTAATATCCATATCTTCTTATTCATTTTGCGCTCACTAAGTTGTCCCTAAAAATTTCCCATGCTTGTTCCCACGACCATCGATGGCTGTACCGTTCAACTTCAGTTCTATCTAATTTTAGGCAAGCATCTACAGCGTCCTTTAAGTTATCACGCATACAACCTGTCTTGCATTCATCAATAACATCCTCCGGTCCTTGTACAGGGTATGCGGCAACTGGAGTGCCGCAGGCCATGGCTTCTGCCATCACAATGCCAAATGTTTCCCATTGTGATGGAAATACAAATACTTCTGCGTTAGCATAGTATCGAGCCAATGATAGCCCAGTTTTAAATCCAGCAAAGTATACATCCGGATATTGTTTTTTATACTTTTCTAACATAGGACCATCACCTACCATTATTTTAAGATATCCGGGGTAGTCCATTTCAAGAAACTTTTCTAAATTCTTTTCTTTACTAACACGGCTTACACACAGAAGGTATTTGGCAGGAACATCTTGCCTTAAATCGGGAGAAAATATCTCACGGTCAACACCTCGTGTCCAAGGAATAACTTCTCCGTCAAATCCGTGTGCTTGTAATTCTCGTACCATTGAGTCTGTTGTAGTTAAAACTTTACCTGAGTGTTTATGGAACCAACGAACAAAGCGCCAAGTCCATGATTCTGGTATGCCAAATAGTTTTTTCAGCCCTTCAGGAAACTTAGTGTGATAAGCGGTATTGTGCCTAATACCAGCCAATGAAAGATATTTTCGAGCCCACAGACCAAGAGGACCTTCTGTGGCGATGTGGATATAATCCGGATTGATCTCCTTAATCTTCTTGCCCAAGTTCCTGGGATAGGCAATCTTGACTTCGTTGTAGCCAGGACAATTAATGTAGCGGAACCACCCGGGATGAAGCACCACAACATTATAATCGTCCAGAAGCGCACATTTCTCAATGTTTTTGTAAGTTGTGACAACGCCATTAATTTGCTCCGGCAGGTTGTCCGTTATTATCAGAATTGTTTTGGTCACTTTCTTGAGTCCATGTTACTATTTCCCAGCGACCGTCGTGATGCTCTACAAGAGCCGTCATAGACTCAACCCAATCGCCGTCATTCATATACACAATATTATCTATATATTTAATCTCAGCGTGGTGGATGTGTCCGCAGATTACTCCGTCGAATCCTCGTTTCTTACAATAGTCTGTTATAGTTCTTTCAAACTTGAACATGAAATCTATTGCTTTTTTGACTCTGTGTTTAAGATACTTGCTAAGGCTCCAGTAGCCAAAACCAAGACGATGACGGATCCAATTAAACCTACTATTGACTCCAAGGATAAAATCATATGCTTTGTCTCCTAAAAAACTTAGCCACGGAGCCAATCGAGTGATACCGTCAAATAAATCTCCGTGTGTTACAAGATAGTGCTTGCCGTCAGCACCTATGTGTTCTATTTGATTACAGATTTCAACTTGTCCGAATGACACACCATACGGTATCATCGGACGCAGGAATTCATCGTGATTGCCAGCCACGTAAACAACCCTAGTACCACGTTTAGCATGACCAAGAACCCGCCTAACCACATTAGTGTGGCTCTGCTTCCACCTAAGTTTATTTTGTTGAATTTTCCACGCATCTATTATATCCCCTACAAGATACAGCGTTTCGCAACTATTGTGTTTAAGGAAATTGTTAAGAGCCTCTGCCTTACAGTCCTTTGTACCCAGATGTACATCACTCACAAAAATAGAGCGGTAAGTTTTTGGTTTCATACCATATTTATTTTAGCATATGGACGCAAAGATTACAGAACTGTTAAATTGTTTCTTTTTGTAAAGCCATCAATTCTTTTTAGATTTTGTTGCATGAATATCTTTTTTTAACTGTGCTAATTCTAATTTAATTTCTTCTATCATCTGTAATAAACTGGATAGAGGTAGCATCGTTGATATTATTTTTTCAATAATTTTTTTAATCATCCGGTCGCTCCTTAGAATAGTTTCTTGCCTAAGTATTTACATGATAAAATCAAAAAATAAAACTATAGTGTTATTTTTCCAACACCTGTTGGAAAATCGACGGTCTTGGTGTTGGAAAATCAACACCACAAAAAAAGAGCCCTAAGGCTCTTTCATTCTTCAACTCCAAAATAATGTCGAATTTCTCTAGAGGCAACAACAAAATCTCTTTCTGTGTTGCTTCCAGGAATACCGCAATTCACGACAATGTTACAACATTCCCGAACAATCAACTCGGCGAACTTTTCCAATTCTTCTGTGTAGAATTGATATACGCCAAGATTCTGTTTGTGTGTAGATCCAGCCTGTTCAGCAAGTTCTCTAATTCGTTCGTTCATTTGCCCTCCTTAGCATCATTATAGCCAATCAGATAACCCATCACTAATGCAAACAACATACCCGCAATAGCAAGGGCTGTGCTAATGATTGGTCCCCAACTAAATTCGTTCATTCTTCAACTCCGATTAAACATTGATAATCTTAAAAATCTTGTTGGCTAAGATCCGCTCTTTGGAGAACGCTTCTAATTCCCAGGGCTGTTCATAATAGGATTTACGAACTTTTTTGCCCATCCAATAACGAACCTGTGTGCGTCCTGGAATATCTTTAATCTGTCCGCGAGCAAATTGCTTAACATGTACCATTTCGTGTGCTATTGTTAGCACCAGGCGCTCTACATCTAACTTGCTGTCTAACATCATAATAAGATGTTTTGGACCTACCCGTGTAACGCTACCACGACATCCATCACTATCTGCCAAACCGCGTCTTGTATAAACGTCCAAACTCCATTTTGATTTTGTAAGTTTTAGATCTTGTTCAAAAAACGAAATTACTGACTCAACAAGTGCTAGTGTACCCTTGCTTCTAATGCTGTAAGCGATATCCATTTATGGCTCCTATATAAAAGTTAGTGTGTACATATATTATACAATAAAAAAACCGGCCTGTCAAGCCGGTTTTACCACTATTTTAGCCAATTTACTTAGGCTGGAATGTAGTCAATTCCTGAACCGGCTAATACGCCTGTTGTTGCTGGAGCAACACCTACCAAACCAATTGTTTGTTGATATGTGGTAAGATGAGCGGCCGCATTTAGTAAAGCCCCCATTGTTGTTCCACCTGTTACTAAGGAAGTAATATACGGACTTGCCTGAGTTGGAGTTGGAGCCACTCCCATAACATTGGTATACAGATTGTTCACAAAAGTAGGAATATCTGGATTTGCTGTTAAGAATGGAGCACTAGTTACAATTGCTTGAGCAACTTGTGCGCTGGTTGTGCCAGCATCTTCCAATTTAATACCGATACCTTCGTATGTAGTATTAACCGTTCCGCCAAAACTTGCTTTAAGCAATGAATAAACATCGCCTGCTTTACCAGAAATATCAAAAGCGGTTGCTTTATCTGTATATACCACACGCTGGTAGTTATTTAGGTTAAAACTCACAGTAGAATTTAAAGCACTGGTTTCTCTGATAACATTGTTTGCTGTATCGTTAACTACTGTAAAGTTGGCGCTTTTGTCGCCCATAACATATGTGTTAATTGGAGCAACTACATCTGGAGTAACATTAATAACTGTATTAATAGTTCCATTACCAATTGCACCTACACCTGCTGTGGCGAATGTTTTAATTGCGCCATTTGTACCAAGTCCAGTAACGATAATAACATCGTTATTGGCTGGGGCTGTTCCACCAAGGCTTGTGCCCGGAATGGTAACTGTATCACCAAGAGCATATCCTGTACCGCCATTAGTTGAATCGAGGGTGGTTACATATACACCATTTGTTTTTTGTACAGTGAATTTTGCCTGAGCGCCTGCACCATTTGTTGCACCCCCTACTAGGGAATATGTTGCGTTAATTGGGGTCTGCCCAATTGTTACTGTTGTTGCCATTTTTAATCATCCTTTTTAAAACTGATAAGAAAGGGGCCGTAGCCCCTGGTTATTTCTGTTACGAGGTATTTCCTACCCTAAGCCGAGTTTAGGCGGCTAAAGCGAACTGTTCGTCGTTTGCATTTACGTTTTTTGCTTGATTTAGAGTCATCGCCTACTCTGCTGTCCACGCCATTACTTGTTGCCCTGTCGAAACCATTTTCATCCCCACCTAAATATACCTTAATACATTTAGGTGGAGATGGCGAGATTCGAACTCGCGTCCAGAACACTTTTCTCTTTGCTTCATACAGCAATAACTTACATTTTACTAACCGTTGACGAATCTGTCAAGAGAATCATCGCCCAATTACTGCTAACATGGCTATGCCAAGATGCTTAACAGACAATTTATTTAACCTTTGTTTGGCCGCCAACAACTTACCCAATTTGCATTACTAGAAGATGTACCGCCAGGATAACTGATTGTTATATCCCCGTCATCTGGATTGTTGCTTCCACCTTTTGGAGTTTGATTACCCCCGACAAAGGTAAAACCAGCACCTTTTTTCTCATAGACAAAGTTTACGTGTCTATAACTCCAAAATGCAATATCCCCAGGTTGTGCTTGTTCTTTAGGTATTTGTGTAGCATTCCAACGTCCTGGATTTTGTGTAATAGCCTGCGCACTAGCAGTAGGTACCCATTTGTATCCAGATGCCTTTAATGCGTAGTTAACAAACCCCATACACCATGCTGTTTGGTCAGTATTCCACGGACTAGAATTTGCTCCTGGAAATCCTAAATCACTCCAAATTCCTATAATATTAGGATTACTTGCATGTCCACCTTGTCCACTTTCTCGCCATTTTCCCTGTGCGGCTTCACTTAATTTTTGTTGTAAGAAAGAAATAATATCGCTATATTGTCCCGGGGTTACAATTCCGGGATCGGTGCTAGCATCGTCAGCAGTTCCTGAATAATCAGCCTTTACACCGTCTGCGGCCGCAGAAGGATTATAATACGAATTAGGATTACTTACATAATTTGAAGTTAATTGTCGAGTGTTAGCAACAAAGTTTGGATCTCCAAATTTGACCATAGGGATAGGAGAAATAGGTGCTACGTGAGAGCCACCGCCACTACCATTACCAGCAAATACGTTTGGACTACCTGAGGCTAGAGTCTCACCACCATCGCCTATTCTGCCTAGAGCTCTACCATTTACAAACACAGTAGGTGCACCTGCACTTAGCGGAACCTGATGTCTAGCAGAACAATTACGACCACCGTAAGCATGAACAGTATCATTATCGCCTTGACGCACAACACCTATGCCATTAGCAAATACATTACCCGATCCTTCAGCCATTGTAGTTGACACATCACACCCGTGGTTGGTTGTTACTGAATCTCCTATCCTAGACACAGCAGGCATACTGTTCTCCTAAACTAGTATTTACACTAGAGCAATACCTGTAGTACCCTGCATATATTGATCAGCGGCATCTTTTTTGCTTTGAATAACAAAGAATACGTGCTGTTTTTGTAGGGTAATAGTATCAGCATCACCTAAGAATACCCAAGGAATCATCCCAAGTCCTCCTTGGCCCATGGTCAATGCCAATGGTTTATTGATTGTAACCGTATCTGCGTCTTCACTTTCGTACCGAGCAATAATTTCGTCACCGTTGATAATTTTAATGCTTACAACAGTACCTTGTGTAATTGGTTTTTTAAGTAACATTTTGATCCTTTTTGTTTATTTCTAACCATGTATGGTCACCCATATATTTTACATTCGTTATGTATTCGTAGTCAACCGGAGCACCTGTATTCCAATCATCGGGTCCGAGGCCCACTAGCAACATCTTTTCTTTTCGCTTGCTCCACACCAACCAATAACTTTGTCCCATGACCACTTGAAATTCGTATTCAGCGGAATAGACCATATCAGTAACATCAAGACGCCGTTTTATTTCATCTGCTTGTTTTTGTAATACACTGACCAATTCCATTATACGATCATACTCTTGCTGGGCGTATAGCCGAGCATGATTGATCATTATGTCTTTTTGTTTGGCAACAGGAATTAGATCAAACTTTGGTCCACCGGCTTCGGTTGGATAGGATGTTACATTCCTATTAAAGAAATGAACAATCCCAGTACCTGTACTGTCGTAACTACTACGCCCCTTGGCTTGATTGGACATATTCTTCTGCCATTGGAAATATTTCAGCAATAACCTTGGCACATTCTATGGCAACCAATTGATGCTCTTTTTGTGTTCCATTTGCTGAACGCAGTTCAATAAAATGTATCCAAGAGCGTAGTGTTCCGTTCATATAGATTCTGCTTTCAATAAGTCCTTCAGGTAGGACAGCACGAGCCTGTTCTTTAGCAATACCTGATTTAATCGCCCACTCATAAGCATTTCGAGCCTGTTCAATAACATTTTCCTGCATCCGTTCCCATTGATACTGTAGGAATCGATCAGCATCGTTAGTCTGTATATCTAAGTCTATACTGTTCTGTCTATTCTTGTCGTCTTGTCTACGGGCGTCTCTAAGTACAAATTTGAGATCCTTAGTTGGATCAGCGTAACGCTGGCTGAACTCTTGGAATGAGAAACTTCTGTGTCTGAGAATTTGTCGGGCAATATCTCTTGTAGTTGTGATCTCAAGGCACGCAGAGACCATTTCAAGTGGGCTCCAGTGTTGGTGCTTGATGAGATATCTAATAAGTTTTTCTGAAGTCTCAACATTAAATTGGTTGGAGGGATTGCTGACACGGGCGCAGAAAGCAATGAGTTCTTGGGCATCATAAATTCCTTCAGTTGCCAACTGGCGGCTTGGCTTACTTGATGATATTAATTTAACTTTCATTTTGATCTTGCTACTTGGTTAATTTCGTTTTTACGTCTGTTGTTTTCACGCTCTAATAAACTTACACGTTTGTGCAGTTCAAGGTTCTGTTGTGTTAGTTGTGCTACTAATCTTTCTAATTGAGCAACTTTAGGATCACTTGTCTGTGGAGTCGTCATGACAAAGTTTTTCCATTAGTTTATAGTGATCGTAGGCCTTTTGTAGTGCTTCGTATTTTTCTAATTTTTTAGGATCTGGTGTCAGGATAGCCAAACGCTTTTCAATAGTTTCTATCATATTAGTTAAACTTCGACCCTTCCATTTAATATCGCCTTCAAAATTAGCATCACCATTTACATCAAGAGACAGGCCAGGGGTAGCAGAAGATGTAATAGTGCTGTATGCTGGGCCCGATCCATTTAATCCACCGGCTGTAAGCCATGTACCGTTCAACCCCGCCCCGGTATTAATTGAATAACTTGAACTAGGTGGAATAGTAATAGAATTATTAAGAGCACTTAAATCAAGCGAGCTCAAAGGACTTATAGTTATGCCTTCCATTGCCTTAGAAACTTCTTCTGCTATAACTCCAAAGGATTCGTCACTTTCTTTTTTCTTTACTTCATCAGGAGTAACCTGCGATAGTGCGGCTTTTAGTTCTTGAAGTTTATCCATTTAGGTGAGCCCTCAATTCTGTAAAGCCCCCAATCAACTGATCATCTAAAAATATCTGAGGAACAGTTCGGGCATTGGGTACTGCTTCTAATAATTGCTCACGAGTATAATCTTTATTAATGTTACGTTCTTCAAACTCTATGCCCTTCATTTTTAACAATGCCTTGGCTTGATCACAATAGGGGCAGTGATCTTTGCTCCATACAATGGCTGTCATATTTGTCCTTTATAGTTCTGGTAATTCTTCTAGCGATACATTGTCACTCATCACACCAATAACATAATTGGTACTTTCGTTTTCCTGTAGTGCTGTTTGCTTCTTGTTGATATTTACATGCTTGTTAAACCAGGGGATGGGACTCTGGCGTGGATGTTCTGCTTCGTACTTGATTCCAATTTCTTTCAATCTAGTAAATGCTGTATAGTCTACAAAATCTTTTAGAATGTTAGCATTCAATCCAATTACAGGTCCTAATTTGAACAAGTAGTCTGCCCATTCTTTTTCTTCACGAACAACATCCATATACATTTGATAAACTTCTGCTTCACAATCTTCTTTGGCTTTTGCAAAGCGTTCATCTTCTTTGACAACCTGATTGATTAACCAACCAGTCCATTCTGCATGTAGGATTTCGTCTTGTAGGATAAGGCTGATAATGTTGCCGTTGCCAATGTAAATTTTATTTTCAACCATTGCCAAACTGGTAGCAAATGACACCATGAATCGAAGTGCTTCAAGAGCATAACTGGCATTTAGGGCCAACCAAATTGCCTTAACATGATCTTCCTCTGCGATATATCCGTCTAGTTCTTTAGCACAATTAATTTGATGTAGATTTTCGTAGTAGCGTCCGATATTAGAAGCCATGTCTACAATTTCTTTAGTGTCATGAATTTTGTTAAACTCTTCTTTTGGCACACCATAAACATTACGAATAATATGGCTATAACTTTTTGAATGAATATTTGTTTCAAAGAAACTCCAATTGCTTACCAGTGCTTCGAGTTCGGGAATTGAAATCACTGGTGAAAACACTTGATTTGGAGCACGACCTTGAATACTGTCTAGTGCTGTTTGTCGTAGTAGGTTAGAAGTAAAAATGTGTTTGATCGCATCACTGGCTTCCTTGTGATCCATTTTGTCTTTGGTAAGACTGATTTCTTCAGGAACCCAGAAAAATCCACGAGCCAGTTCTTCAAACTTGGCAATCTTAGGATACTTGACTTCTTCAAAGCGTTGTACTGTTACAGGACCTGCTTCGTCTAAAAACATTTTACGTTTTAGATAGTTTGTTTGTTTTGATATATCGTATTGTGCTTTACTCATTTATTTTTTCCAAGGTAATTCATTTCCAGCCCAGTCTTGTATATTACTGCTACTAATCATCAATCGATTGTATACAGGGTACAGCCAGGCCCAATTAAACCAGTGCATTGGAAAACTGATCCAATGCCCTAGGTAATATAATATTTCACTTAGTATTCTTGCAAATACACTCTTCATAACTTACAGGCTTCGCAGTCGGCGTCATCTTCATATAATATAACATTATCAGCACCGTTGATTGCCTTGGCAACTCCATTCACATGATTAACCACGTTAGTATTAGTCACACTGGCTTTGGCACCAACTTTATTGATTAAACTATAATATACAGTCTTCAAACCCCATTTGTAAGCCAACATTAGATTTTTGGCAATTAAAGTTCCAGGAACCTTGCCATCTTCAAAGTGTGCTGGATTATAAAATGTGTTGGTTGATAAACTTTGATCAACATACGCGGCTAAAACACAGGCTGTTTTTAGGTATCCAATGCAGTCTTGTTGATCCCACATTAATTGATAACGATTTTTTAGACGTTTGTATTCTGGTACTACCTGTACAAATGATCCTGCTTTAGATTCTTTAACACTGATCATTTCCATCGGCATTTCAATACCATTAGTACTGTTTAGAACAACAGAACTTGATTCTACTGGAGCAACTGCCATTAGTGTAGCATTACGAATGCCGTATTGTTTTAGGTCAGAGCGTAGTGTTTCCCAATCAAGACTTGGAGTAAAATCTGTTAATTCATTAACTCCTGTATTGCGTCTTTCCCAGGGGAAGACACCTTGTCCATAGTAAGTAAATTGGCTACGTTCACAAGCACCACGCTCTTTGGCAAGTTCAACGCTCATCTCAGTTAAGTAGTAGGCCTGATGTTCCATCCAACGTTTAACTTCAGCAAGTGCATCTGCATCACCGTATTTGAATGAACGTCGAGCATGCCAGTAGGCCAAGTTAGTAACACCAACGCCTAACGGTTCAAACTCTTTATTGGCAAGTTTGCTTTGTACTGATAAGAAGTCTTGATAGTTTAGCAAATTACTTAAACTTCGAACCAAGACTCTACAGCACTTTCTCATCTCCTGAGGGTTACGGAAGGCTCCCCAGTTGATTGACCCAAGAGTGCAAAGAGCAATTCGTCCCTCTGGATCTTCAATTCTCTGGAAAGGACGGGTGGGTAAAAGTATCTCTTGGCATAGATTGGATTGATATATTGGATCTGTTTTTGTATCAAACGGACCTTGATTGATGACGTTGTCGATATTGACAAGATATATGCGCCCCGTATCAGTCCTTTCTTTAAGGATTCCATTTTTGAATATCTCAACTGCCGGTAATGTCTTTTTCTTAATAGTCTTATCTTGTTCATATTGTGTATACAATTTTTCAAACTCTGCAGAATCTCTGTAGTAGGCTTCATATAAGTCGGGTACTTCAGCAGGATCAAAAAGAGTAATCAACTCGTCATTGCGATAACGATTCCAGAACATCTTATTGACCACAACAGAGTAATCCATCTGTCTTACTCGAGTTTCTTCTGTACCTTGATTATTTTTAAGTACGATAAGATCTTCAAACTGATAATGCCATACAGGGAAAGTAACTGTACATGATGCGTTACGGATACCACCTTGTGAGCATGAACGTAGATCAGCAAACCATTTCTTCAAAAATGGAATTAGACCTGTGTGTTTAATTTCTCCATTTCTAATAGGGGCGCCGAGAGGGCGAATACGTCCAATCTCTAATCCTATGCCAGCACGTTTACTAGCATACTTGGCCATCATTTCACCTGCGGCAAAAATTGAGTCTAATGTGTCGTCACTGCTAATAAGCACACATGAACTAAATTGCTTAGTAGTTGTTCCAAGGCCGGCCAAAACAGGAGTAGCAAGAGTAAAATGACCATCACTTGCACACTCGTAATATTCTTTAACATATTTTAACCTTGTTTCTGTTGGTTCATTATGAAAGGCTGTGGCCGCCGCTACAGCATATCGAACCTGAGGGGTTTCATAAATTTTTCCAGTGGCACGATTCTGTACCAAATACTTTTCTGCCAACTGTGCTACAGCCGCATAGGTGTAGTCTTCATCCTTGGCATGATCGATGAACAGATCAATAATGTTCCACTCATCTTCCGTGTACCACTCGAGCAATTCTGGAGTGTACATTCCAAGTTTAACATTTTGTTGTACAATAGAAAAAAGTTTTGGTGGATCATACTCTCCGTAAACCTCCTTGCGTAGCATAGAGACTTTTTGACGTCCTGCTACATATTGATAATTTACATTATTGATCTCTGGGTTTTCTGTTTCATCGATAAGATCGACCATAGCCTTGAGTAATAACTCATCTATTGTCTCTGTTGTCATACCGTCATGGAGTTCAATTTGTGCTTTGATCTCAATCATCGACTGGCTAACGCCGTCGATACCTCTACATGCGTTTGCCACTTGTCTTTGGATCTTTGAAACATCTAATGGAACCCTTTCACCGCTACGTTTAACTACTGTAATCATTGTTTTCCACCTATGTTATATTGTCTGCCTGCGTGTCATTGCGACACTGAATTTTTACTGTCTAGAGTGATATTTATTTTGGACTACTCAACTCAATAAGGTTTTCAAGCAAAAATGACGGTGGTAAATTTTCGAAGTCTACCACTTCATTATCAATATAGTTTAATATTTTTTCCTCGTTTATGATTACAAAATTATAACTTCTATTTTGGCTAGAGTCTACTCTTGTCTGTATCATTATACTAGAGTTTTTAAATCTATTTGATAATTTGAATGTGTTGGCCATCATCAGTGCTCTGGTAAAATCATCGTATTTGTTTTCTACGATGATATCCCAGGGGGTCGGCCATGAGCGTTGGTTGAATGGATCTACGTTTTTGTTATAAGGCACAAATGGAGCATCAGCCCAAAATTCTGCAACATCCTGGAAAGGAGTTAGTGAAGTTTCTAAATTTTGTCTCAGTTGTGCCCATGATGAAATTCTATCATCGGCTGAAAGGTTGAACATTTATGTTTGATATTTTACGGTTAAAGAAATAAGTCCTGTGCCTGTATTATTGATTGCTGAATATTGGTCATTTTCATATTGAATAGCAATACAATCAAATACTTTGGTAATATTTGTATTAGTACTATTAATTAATTTAGCAGTTAACACTATTCCCGGCTCAGTTCCTGCGTAATTGTAGTTGTCAGAGTATGTTACTGTGCCTACATTATAGGGAGAAGCATTTACTATAAATGTACCTTTTCTAACTCCTGTTATTGGACCACCAAGGCTTGCACTTTTTTCAACCTGATATTCCATGACAACTCCAGTCATTGTTGTAAGGTATGGAATTCTAATCAGTGTAGCGGTGCTTGTCCAATCAATAGGATATTTGTAGGCAATATGATTATCAATTACTATTGTTTTAGCACGAACTAAAGGACGAAATGCTGATGTTTTATATGTTGTTTGTGCTAAATCAAATCTTGTGAAGCGATCATTTATTGAAACACACCCTGTAGCCTGATTAAAAATAATACATTCAGAGATTTGCCCGCCTTCGTTTCCAGTAGCGCCATTTCCTACATTAGAAAATAAATTACCATTAGATGTAAATCCAGTTGTAGCAGTGGTACCTTGTGGCACAGAAACATTTATACCTGCTCGATTAATATTAATAAATTGATTGTTTATTGCTTGACTATAAAGAGTTCCATTTATATTTCCTACACTTGTACTAGTTGTACCTGAATATAAGCCATAATATAATGTATCGTATATATTGTTAACATAAGAAACATATTGATTATCTTGATAGCAAACCGTTCCTAAAACTAAGCCTGTAAATTCGTTACCTTGAATTGTGAGATTTTTGGTATTCTGACCGGTAACATAAATTCCTGCATACCGAATAGGAATTTGACCAAATACGTTCACGGCACTAGGTAAAGCGCCAAATAAATTGGTATATGTGCCTTGAAATTTACAATTACTAACCTGCGAATATGTTGTCATATCTAAATTTATTAAGGGACTTGTACTTGTTGTTGTTGTATAAATCTGAACGTTATCACCGTATCTAAATGTCATATCGTTAATAGCAACACCAGGAACAGTATCGCTGATATCACTTAACGGTCTTTTGAAATCTAGAGTACCATTGGTACCTGTTATAACACTTCTAGTTCTAAAAATAGTAGTACGCCCGCTAGTGTTAGCCGCAACAATTACTGTGTTATCTGCACCTTCTCCAGATATAGTAATATAAGGCGGAAGATAAATTGTAGATGTTACCAGATAAGTTCCTGCCGGGAAAAACAAAATTTTTTTAAAGGAAGTATTTGCACCGCTATCATGAGAATTAAGATAAGTTGCAGTAATGGCACTTTGAATTGCTTGTGTACTTTCTTTAATTCCGTTTGGGTCAGCACCAAAGTCTAATATGCTTACACGTTCATCTAATTTATCTTGAACTGTTCTGGCAACAGCATAAGGCTGGAATGCAGTTGCGTCCTTTTTATTGCCTTGATATTTGTAAATATCATTTCCTAAGAACTGTGTGAAGAGGTTGTTTGTGCTGGCTGTTGAACTTACTGTAAGTATTTCTGTATTGCCAACCGCAGGAGCACCCTCTGCAACTGATCCATTACCGATAAACAACTGTTGTGTATCAACTGCCCACCCCATCTCACCACTTGCGAGTTGTGGCATGCCTTGATCGCCGATAGAACCTCTGCGCACCTGAATTTTAGAAATCTGAATAACAGCCATAGAAATATCCCTAGTATAAGGATATTTATCTTACTGCGGCGTAGTATTCTTCTACCTTGTTTAACCAACGATCCTGCCACATATTAAAGTTTTCAGGTAGTAGATCAAACTGTTGATATTGTAGATCACGACTGCACATAAACACAACACCTCTGCGAATGTTAGTACCATAAACTTCATTGTGTGCTAATATATAAGCACATAATTGCATATAGTAATCATCAACCCATTCGGCTTTTTTAGGCTTATTAGTCTGCTTATGGTCAAATACACAGGGCTCGCCATTAAACACACCTATGCCATCTGTAGTTCCAGAATATAACCCGGGAAAATATAAACTCTGTTCCATGGCCCAAATTTCGCTCATGTTACTTAGACCATTTTCGATAATCACATCTGCCATTTTATTAGCCTGTACATGAACAGGATTATTACCAGGCTGTCTCTGTTCACCGATTAAAAAGCGTTCAAGATTGGCATGCATCGCAGTACCTACTCCTGCGGCTTCTGTTGTGATCTGTTGTGCCTTTTCAACACCAATACGTTTTTTCCACTCATTTAAATGAGTCATATCTTTAGTAGCACTAAGGATAGTTGTTACGCTTGGAAGTTTTTCTCCGTCTGGAGTTTGGTAGACACGTTTGCGTGTTACAGGATCATTGATCTGTACACAGTTTTTATATTGGAATCGTTCAACGAACGGGGGAGGAGTAAAGTTCATAACAGTAATTATACATTACTGAAATCAATAAGTCAACTTTTAGAAAGGTTCTGGAGTATTGACAGCGTTATGAGCCATTTGATCTACACTAGGGCCTGTTGGTACATCTGTAGGTTCTTCGCCAGCAGGTTGTTCTTTGGTACTTAGAATAATTCCATCTTCGTTATAGTTTTTAACCACAGATTTCAAAGAGGGATTACCTTGATACATATTGTCAAAACCCTGATAGTCAATCTTTCCATAACCCATATTCTTCATAAGGTTACTCAATGCTTCGTATGATAATTTCATAGAAGCATGTTTTTCGTCGGAACGACCGAGAAGGTTTCTAAGGACCAATTCAAGCTCATTGGCAAATTGGTCACTTACTTCGAATAATCTCATTTTGATCTAGATAATGATCTAACCAATGAGTGTGCTTCGCTTAATTTACGAGCAAACAATTGACGTGCTTCGCGTGTCTCACGTCCTGCTAGTTCTGAACCACCTGCGGCGGCATCAGCGGCAGCAAACTCATCTCCGCCCATATCTTCTGGAGGAGGCATAGCACCACTATCCATTCCTGGCTCTTCCATTCCTCCACCCATCGGAGTTGGTGCCCCACCGCCCGCCAGTGTAGCAACTGCTGAACTGATTGTTTCACGTGTTTGTGAAAGTGCTTGTAATGCTTGCTCTAGAGCAGGAGCAACTGCTTGTTTAAATGCTTCTGATTCCATTTGGCCAAACTCTTGACGAATTTGGTCTGCTAATTCAATCATAGATTTAGTTTGGTATTGACCAACACGAGTCATCCATGTTGTGAAGTCATTAACCATATCAGAACCAGCAGTAATTGTCTTGGCTTTTTCTTCTTCGTCTTCACGTAGATATTGTAGTCTAGCAATTTGTACTTTGTGCTGATTCTCTTTTACTTTAGATTTTTTCTTTTCTAACTTTTTATCTTCTGGTGGAGGATTCATAGCACTATAATTCTTGCCACTAGTATGTTTCAATCCTGTAGCAGTCTTTGTAATGGTACCACCTGTTGATGATCGTTTTGTATCGCCTTGTTTCATGTTTTCTCCAACTGTTTGTCCGCCTAGCACTGGGTTATGTGCCGCACCTTGTTCTGGTGTTCCCATTCCTCGACTCTCCATACCACCTACTGCTGGAGCAGGTGCTCCGCCCATTGGTGCTCCCATTGGAGTTGCCATGCCGCCTTCTTTAACAGCATATGGCATACCGCCCATAATACCTGCATGTTTGTGATAGCACTCACCCATTGGACCGTGACTGATCATTCCACCGCATTCTTCACAGGCTTTCTTGTGATGTCCGCATTGTTCTAGGTTACCCATGCGATGATGTTTTGCGTATTCTGCGGCATGATGATGTGCTAGTTCAGCAACATGCTCAATACCTTCTTTAACTTTTTTCTTGGCACGTAATTTCTTAAAATCACTCTTTTCTAATTTGCCATCATGATCCATATCTAATTTATCCTGGTTACCTTTTAGAGCCTCTTTAACTTTTTTACTCTTAGCGGCTTTCTTCATTGGTTCTTTTTTATTGCCATCTTTATCTAGGTCTAAAAAGTCTGGCTTGGCCTTTTTGCTTTCGCCTAGCATTTCTTTAATCTTTGTGTTTAACAAATTGACCATAGCCTTGTCTTTGTGATATGTATCATCTGTTAGGTTAGCGTTGAAGCCTCTTGACTGCTCAACTTGGAAAATCTTAGTTCTCAACAGGTTGCGATAGTTTTCAAGTTCTTCTCTTGTATATTTGTCAAAGTTAACTTTGACGCCAAACTTCTTGAACATGTTTTCATTCAATTGGTTGGCAGTAATAGGTTTGTTTAAATCTAGAGTCTTCATGGCTTTTTCCAAAAAAGTTTATTATGTTTATTTATCTGAGACTACGGAGTTTCTCAAAGGAGTGTATGATGGTATTCTTATAGGATTTTGCCTGTTGACGTGCTGTATTATAGCGAGTTTGCCAATAAGCAAATTGATCTATATTCTTTCTACTACGCTCCATAGCACGTTTGAATATGGCCTGATCAAAGTCTCTATACCCATAATGCTTATCATGGCTTATTAAATTTTCAATAGAATATTTCCCTAAAGCCAAATTATTTGCAATAACTGCGGCTGTCTGTGGTAGATTGATTTTATCAATTAGTGTATCTGTTCTAGGATTGTGAATATAATAATATCCATCTTGATCTCGTCCTACGATATATCCGTTAAAATTAACACGATTGTTAGACAGAGCAGTGGGTACTACATAGCCTTTCTTTTTAAGAGAATCTATTACTGTCTTAGCAACGTTCTCTACTTTTATGAATAATTCGGGATCAAGATCTATCATTGGCTTTAATAAGATGTTTACTATCTTTACTTATTTGGTAAACACCTTTGCGAACCAAGTTCTGAGCAATAACATATTCACGCTCAAATAACCCATCAATGGAAAATTTTTCAGAATGACTTTCAAGGAACTGTTGTTCCTCATTGTTTAGTATAACAGGAATATCTAGTAGTTGATAGATTCTCATTTCTGTCCTGCTAATGATTTAAGATCAACTTTAACTTTGCCTAATTTGTTACCGGTTAGTTCAACACCTGTGTTGTCAATTTTACCTACTTTAAAATCATCCTGACCGGGTATCTTGATTGTTGACCCTTGCTTTAGAGTAGTCTGTAATTCTTGTGGAGTTGGCGCACCTCCGGATGTATTTCCGGTTTTTAATTCTGAGTCATATCGACTTTGGTCTATTTGTCCAGCAACATTATTCATGTTGGATGCCCTTGCTACTGAAGCGGCTCCTAATTTAGCCAAACTGCCTAACGATGTTGCTTTTCCACCAGTAAGTCCACTTAGAAATGCTCCACCTATACCTAATGGTTTGTTACCTGATGGTTGTTGAGACTGCTGTGCTGGTTGTTGACCCATTGGTTGCTTTTGCTGTGGAGGGGTACCTGTGCTAGGTACTCCATTTTGAGGAGTCTGTGTTCCGCCTGATGTTGCCTGTTGTGCGTTAGCAGTACCTTGACCGCCTTGTGGTGCGGCCGGAGTCTTAGTTTGATTAGGGCTGGGATTCTGTTGCGTTTGTTGCTGTCCAGGTATCCCTTGAGGAGCATTCATTGTAGTTTGACCATATCCGGATGTCTGCTTGCTGTAGTCTGCCGTACCAGGTTGTTTGGCCGCGTTTATAGTTTGCTGTAGTGCTCCAGCAAGCCCGGGAGGTGCAAATTCGTGAATAAACTCTCTTGCTCTCATTATGGCATTTTAGTTAAGATAAGTCCAACCAATGACATCATGGCCACAATGATTGTTCCGGCGGTGCCGATAAGAATCTTAATAGTATTAAGACTGCTTTTTTCCACTGTGTCTTGAAGGGTACTTAATTTGCCTTCAACACTGGACATTCTTTTTTCTAGTGCATCATAACGCTGTGCGCATAACTCAACGTGTGCTTCTAAGTTTTGTTTTTCTATTGCTGTGGGGTTTGACATCCCAGTTCTCCTGTTGTTTAATAACCTCTAACGGTGCCTTAAATTGCCTATGAGTTGCCTTGAATGAGATGTATTATTGTATTTTTACACGCAGGATCACTAACGTTGAAAACTGCGGTCTCTATATTTACCGTTTCGTCTAGGTTTTTTATTACAGGGACTTGGTCTATACTACTGAATAAACCACCTAACCTGCCTGTTTCATCTTCAAATATGTTTGTACGGTCTGGTCTAAACAACCAAGTCCATACTCTTTGTTTGCCTTTAAATTTAGATCCAAATCCAAGATCCTTAATGTCAGTAATTTCTGATATAGGATTATCGTCATAGTCTATAATACTACGAATTTCTATGCACTGATTTAGTGTAGTCCAATTTTTGTGTTGATCTAATTCTTTAGGAGTACCTTGGTTAGGTCTGCGAACACCAGAATTTGTAATATCAACCAGAGTCTTGATTTGTATCGTTTCCATAAAATACCTATATAATGTATTTATGGTCAAAAGAAAAGGGAGTTAAAAACTCCCTTTGTTACCAACTTACTAATTTAAAAATTAATATGTCCAGGCTGTAACAGTAGCACTTGTTAAGTGAACACCGTTAACTGTACCTAATGCTTGGATAACTGCCTGTAATGCTAGAGCAGTTGTAGCACCATAGCCACCTGTACCAGCATCGTTAGGACCTGTACCTAGAACAGCACCACTTAAAGAACTATCGCCTAGAGCCTCTAGGTTAAAGTTCAATTGACGTGTAGTTGTGTTCAATGTACCAATACGTCCAACAGTACCGATATTACCAGTTGCTGTTTTGAAGATTTGGTCTAAAGCGCCAGCGGCTGTACCAACGTCGTTAGATAAAGCGGCTGAACCACCTGCTTGTACGTCACCACTCCAAAAAGTGATGTAGTAGTCTTGTAAGGCAACGCCTTCGAAATTATTGCTGTGTCCACTGTATGGTACACTTGATCCGTGAATTCTTGTAATTCCACCCATGATTTTTCTCCTTGTTAATCGGATCGCTCTCTGCGATCATCGTGCAAATATTTATGCCGATTGGAAAAAAATAGGGTTATTGGTCTTCTTTTGTGTTTTCTTCAATTACTTTAAGTCCACGAGCGGGTTCTTTACTATCACGTAGTTTACGTATACCACGTGTAAACTTAGCAGGATCTGCGGCTCTTATACTGTTTAATAGTCGTTTTTCTAGTTCAAATGCGGCATCTTGATCAAAGTTTTCCCTAATAGTAGCAATTAGGTTGATAGCACTGTCTATAACATGTGCGGCTCGGGCTTCTATGATAGACCCAGAATCTTTCTTAACTGCTATAGCATTGAGTTCTTCTAATAGGGATCGAGTTTGTCGTTTCACGTAACTTTCCTTTTGAATATTTATTGTAAAGTCTTTCACGATTATAGCAAACGATTTGGCGTAACACAAATTGCTTTTTTGTGCGGTCGCATATATACTAGTATAAATACTCAGTAGAAACCATAAGTACTACATTTAACACACAGCAAAGGAAAACACAAAATGTTAAAATTATTAAGTCAACTCAAAAAGTTGTTTTATATTCCAACAGGATTGGAATCATATATTGCAAGCAAAAATCCTAGTACACCAGCAGAAGTAGATTATTGGGTACGTCAATATGACCAACAACAAAGATATAGGAGTTTTATATGAAAACTCTAAAACGTCTATACAAACGTTGGTTTGTCAAAATGGTAAGAATCAAACAAGCAGAGGCAGAGGCCTATGTACTAAATTTTAATAAAACATATAGGAACACATAATGAAAACTATTAAAGAATTTATGAACTTTGTTTATGAAGTACTTGAAGGTGCTCGCAAAGCAAGATTGTCACACATCGGAAAATAATCTAATTTGTTCACATCGCTTTACTTATTGTGCGATACCCTATACAATAAATACTTAGGCAGTAAGGTTACTGCTTATACAGACATTAACACACAAGGAGATTTACAATGTCACAATTCGAAACACCAAAACTACCAGAAGTTAAATTTAACAAAAACGGCTACGAAATCCGTACAGATATCTTAGACATGGCTAAGGGCCTAGTTAGCGAAGAATTTCACGCTAAGTTCCAAGGTTGGGAAATGACTGCTACTCGCGATGAGAAGACTGGTCAAATTGTTAGCACAGTTGCTATGCCATCATTTCCAGGACTTGATAAAGTTTTAGAAACAGCAGAAAAAATGTACGCATTTGTTAATGCTGGCGCTAGTAAAAAATAATAATAATTAAGGCGTAGCCACCATTAGTCCAGACCCCGGGTAACTCCGGGGTTTGTTATTTGCGCTTACCAAACCACAGTTCAAACCAAGCAGGTGTTCCAGGCTTTATACCCTGCTCACGCATAATACGTGCGTTTTGTGATCCTTGATCATTCCAAGTTACTGATTTAGTTTTGTTGTATTCAGCCAGTCTTGCTTCTGCACCTAACTCACCAAGCCAGTTGCTGGCTTTTAATTGATGTATAGGATCATCCGGTGATAAATGACAGTCTGGATCAGTCGAAGTCTCAACTGGGAAACCAGTTATTCTATACTGTTTCATCTTGAGGCCACTTTGATGTCATGTGGATGATGTTTATCTTTAGGTGGTGCCATTGCCGCTTGATAGTTGGCAAACTTTTTCTCTCTATCCTTTAAACCTTTTAGTCCAGGGTTGATAGGCTTAGTTGCCTGTTTTGTATTACCAAAGTTTTTTACCTTGTCGCGGACCTGTTTAATCCAGTACCATACACTAGTCCAAGCGGCTACTTCTGGTTTTTCTACCATCTCTGGTTTCTGCTCTAATGGCAGTTTAAGACTTTGACCAATACGTTTATAATTGTCACGGCCCGTGATCTGTAGGAATCCACGTCCTTTATATTTTTCACCATCACCGGGCTGTGTGTTGCCTAGTTCTTGTGCTTTTTTAGGATTAAACTGTGGATCGTATTTTTTAAAATGTTCAGGACCGCCAAATTCTACTAGAGTAGAAAAGTTAGCAGTTTCGTGAGCGCACTGTGCCATGAACTGTGCTAGTTCTGTGCCTTTGATATAAGGTTTGGCTGTATCGTATAATAGTCTTGATTTAGGATTATCAACTACTTTGATTTTCTTTAATTCAGCACCAGTAGCATCCTGCGCACTCAACCCAGCGGCGGCTACAGCGGCCCCACCTAATCCTTTAAGGAATCCTCTACGATCGAGGTCTTCATTGGTTCTACTATACTCGCTGGCTTCGCCTTCCAGGCTCACATGCCAGGCATAGAACTTGGTATTTGGATATTCTGCTTTAAGTTCCATAAAACTATGTAAGTTTGGAACAGCATCGTCATACATTATGGCCTTGGTGTAGTTGCCTTTGTCTAATAAATTACGTATGATGATCTTTTTCTTTTCTTCAGTTTGTATTTTTCCAGTCATATTACCAGCACGGTAAACATGAACCTTGTTCATATCTACACCATACTTGCGAAAGGTATCTAAAAACAATTCTTTATCATTGAAGTCTGCTCTGGCTGTAACCATCACAACTTTATTGCCTGTAGCAATGTCTTGTTTAAGTTGGTCAAGCATAGGAATAATTGGTTTGGCATTGGCAAAGAATTCTTTAGCATCTCTAAAATCACCAAAGTCAAATTCTTCACCAGGTTGAAGTTTGTAATGAGTAAAGTCGTGACTGTTAAGACTTTTGACAACATGGCCATCTTTGATAACGTGGACTTTAGTTTGGGTATGAACTAGAGTATCATCGATATCAAATATCACAAGTTTATTTGATTGTATTTCACTTGCTCGCATGTTTCTTTCTACCTGATTTCATATTGGCAAGCCAATGTGCCATACGAGCCTTTTCACCTGACGAATGTTTTGCTGTGTTGCGTAGACTGCTGATTGATGCTTTGGTGTTTACACCCGAACGTTTGGCTAAACCTTTACGTCCTGGATTCTTACCATCGGCAAAGTTTTCTGTTTGTTGATCATGTTCATATTCCATAAATGTTTCAGCAAACGAACGGCATTCTTGTCGGATGCCTTTATCACTGGTTTCCATTATGTCAAACTCACGATCATCTTCTGCTTGTGTAGGATCACGGAAACCGCAGTAGACTTTCTTAATACCTACTTTGTTTAATAGTTCTGTACAGGATTCTTGATAACGCTCATCCATATGTTCTGAGCAAGGTGAGCAAGTGGTAAGCACAATACTGCCTGGTGGAATAGCACCATGCTGTGCCTGATACTTGTCTATAGCCACACGTTCTGCGTGACGGCGTGTGCCATTAGGTCCGGGCATGTTAAGTCCTGCAACCATACGGTTATCTGGATCTAGTACACAGGCCGCAACCATTCCGTATTTTTCCGAATCTATACGTTGCCCTTTATTAACCATCTTAGCAAGTCTATCCAGTATTCGATCTAACTTGGGATAATTGTGTATTTCTTCACTGCTTTCACGCAAATTCACCGCCGGTTCGTCAAAGTATTGACGTGAATCCTTGTTAAAATGACGCATAATAACACCCGCTATCTCGTGTGCTTGATTCTCTTCTGCTGAACCTGTTTCGCCGCTCCGAGGTCCTAGTCTGTGTTCCACGCCCTGTTTGTAGTGAACAAGTTCGTGTGCCAGTGTGCGAATGATGTCCAGTGGATGACGATCTTCTATGGCAAGGTATATAACACCTTCATCATTGACAAACTTACCAAATGTAGGCTGATGTTCATCATTGATTTTTAATTCTAATTTAATTGGGGGCAAATGATCGAGTTTTAGTTCTTTCATTGCGTAGGGCAGAAAATCTCTAAAGATTGAGATTAGATCAGGTTGTTTTGCTTCAGATAGAAATTCTCGTGCTCGCATTGGAGTATTTATTAATATCTCAATCTGTGTTCAAATACTAAATATGAATGTAGTTCGCGATATTGGCGTATCCAACTACTCTAACAAGAAAGGACCTTATCAGCAATGTATTTACATTATTATGTTTATGCCTACCTAAGAAAGGACGGCACACCCTACTATATAGGAAAAGGCAAAGGCCGTAGAGCCTATGACAATGACCGTATTTCAAAACCTCCTAAAGATAAAAATAGAATAATTAAATTAGAAACCAATCTGACCGAATTAGGAGCCTTGGCATTTGAAAGACGAATGATAAAATGGTGGGGGAGGAAAGATCTTGGTACAGGAATTTTATATAATAAAACTGACGGCGGAGATGGTGGTAGTGGGCTAAAACTTTCAGAAGAATCTAAAAGAAAAATGTCAATTGCTAAAACTGGAATACCAAGGTCTGAAGAAACAAAACGTAAAATATCAATAACAAATTCTAAACATATTGTTTCTGAAGAAACAAAGAAAAAATTATCAGAAGCAAATAAAAAACGTGGAAATAATTTCAAGACCTGTGCTGGATGGCATTGGTGGCATCATCCTATTACTAAAACTTCTACATATTGTGAAATATGTCCAGAAGGGTACATGCGTGGTAGAGTTATGGGCCCAAGAAAAAAATAAGGGGGTTACTTTATCCCCCAGCACACTACGCGGTGCAGTTCAATTGCGCGGACGCCTATAACCGTGACGACTAACGTGCCCTAAGGTGGGTTCTTATCATCTGGGTATGCTATTCCCATCATACCGCAGCCATAGCGGGACAAGCCCTCTATAATACAATCAATCAGTTGACGCATTAGCGCCACACTTTGCTCTCTTAGCATTGGTCAACGCTCCAAAATCAACAGGCCATTCTTTGCCTGGCTGTAGTTCAACTGCTCCCTGTGGGTAAGCAAATTGTACACCTGCTGTCTGTTGTATCTGTGCGATAGGCATACGGAATTTGGTTAGATCGTTGCCTAGGTTAGGATATGGTTTTGTGTGTGGGAATGCCCAGCCAGCAATTTCTTTAGTAGTATTATTGATAACAATTTTATAGAAACCGTGTGGTACAACAACACCTGCTCCAATCTTAGGATCGTTAGCATCGTATACACCGCCTACATAGATTGTGTATGATTGGTTACGTTGTACCGCCCAACCACGCACTGATGTTTCAAGCAGTTTCCAAATACCACGATTTAGTGAGCCTGCTTGTGGACTCATATTAGTCATTAGGAATGATTCATACTCTACCTGTGGATCCCATGATAAGTCTCCATCCGGAGCCATGTGTCCTTTGTCGTAGCCTGTGCCAGCATAGTCACCGGGAACAGCACCATTAGGTACAAATTGGTTGGCCACAAATGCGTTAGTACGAGCAACACAGCCGAGAGCGTTTTGTGGCAATAGTGTGTAGGTCACATACTTAGGTAGTTTAGCAGCCGCATCATATCCTGATAGATATGCTTGTTGGCAAAGTGGTTGTACACCGGCAGTTTGCGGGAAACCGTAGGGTGCGTGTGCTTGGCATTGTGCTGGAGGAAACGGTGCTCGTTGTGTCCAAGCATTGGCCAATCCTGTAACTGCGAGTAGCAGTACAAATAGTAGTTTTTTCATATAATCACCTTTATAAAGTTGGTATATTATTTATTACACGCCACCGTAGGCAAATATCCAAACACCGCCAATAGCAGTGGTAGTTGAAAATACTTCAATCATCATACTGGTCTGTCCTGAACCGCCTCCGCCTAGCACATAGGTAATGCCACCGTTACTACACTGACCGGCTGTGACACCTGTAAATGTAAATGTGTTTCCAGCCGCTTTGGGTGTTATAAAGATTTGTACTCTGCGTCCTGCTGTGAAGTTGCTGAGTGTGATAGTTCTATTACCTGTAGCACTGGGTTGCCAAAATATCATGCTCGGGCCTATGGTCATATCCACGGTCAGTGTGTTGGCTATGGTGGTAACAGTTGAACTAAATGAATCTATAGTAGCAGGTGAGGCACTGATAACACCACTGTTGATTGTGATGCTGGTGCCGTCAACTTTAACTCCGCCTAGTGTTGACGTAGAAGCCGTTGATAATGTGTATGCTGGAACAGTATTCCAAACTGTAACAGCACCGGTTGATGTTGATATGGCTGTGCCTGTACCTGCCGTAATGCTAGTAACGCCCACCGCACCTGTGGCACCTGCTGGTCCCGTAGGTCCTTGTGCTCCTGTAGCACCTGTAGGACCACCTGTGCCTGTTGCGCCAGTAGCACCTGCCCCAGTAGCACCTGTTACACCAGTTGAGCCTTGATTACCTTGAGCACCAGTTGAGCCTTGATTGCCCTGTAGGCCAACACCAGTGGCACCTGATGAGCCTTGAACTCCTTGAGCACCGGTTGCGCCCGTATATCCAGTTGCGCCTTGTACACCCTGCGTACCCTGTACGCCCTGAGCACCAGTGGCACCAATTGAACCGTTACTGCCCGCTGGTCCTTGTGGTCCTGTTGCGCCAGTTACATTAGGAGCACCTGTGATCTGCGCCCACTGTACTGTGGCTGTTGAGTTCCAAGGTACTGTCTGTGTTCCCCTAGTGCCAAATGTTAAGGTCTTGCCCTGTGCTATGACTACATTGCGATTTAATTTTATGTTGGCAGTTGAGGTTGTCAGACCGATCTGGATATCAACGGCACCAGTTGTAGATTCTATGGTGTTTTGAAAGAACTTTAACTGTCCTACCTGTAGTTGGTAAGCACCGTTGATGTACAAGACACCGTTGTCAACTGTAAGTTCAGCGTCCGTACCTAAAGAAATGTCTTGGATCCAAACTGAACCTGTACCAAAGTATCCACCCTTCCAACGCAGTCCTGGCTTGCCTAATAGATAAGCGGCATCAACACTAGGCATTAGGTCCACAGAATAGGTAATGGTTGAAGCATTGGCCACTGAAATTATTTTAGGATTGTCTGTTGTGCCCAAGAAAGTTTTAATCTCGCCACCGATACGATCTGTACCAATGGCCAAACTGCCGCCGGCTACATATAGGTAACCATCATTGGCACCGTTGATGATCCAACTGCTGGTATTATAAACACTGGAATTGATACCCATGTCAATAAAGCCAGTTGAGTCATTGCCTGTGTCGTTAGTGGCCACAATGTCTGCTGAAGCATTAGTACCAGTATTGTGATTGACTATGGCTATTTGACTGAAGTTATTGCTGTTGGCATTGACCTGTATGTAGGCATTGGCCAGTACCAGATCTTGATTTACATAACCAAATACTGCTCCGTTCAGTACAGTTAAATTACTCACAGTTGATACACCTGCGCTAAGATGGTGTATCTTAAATCCAGTATCGTCGGATGTTTCCCACTGATTCTCTGGTAGATTATACAGTAGTGTTGTTTGCCAAGTGCTGGTACCTAGAACGATACCACCACCATTTATCTGACTGTCCTGTGTGCTAGAACTGGCTAGGTATAGTCTATATCCATTTACCACCGCTGGCGTAAGATTTGTTATGGTGTTTAGAACATTTAGATTGTTGACAGTTAGATCACCAAAGCGTATGGTAGCAGTTGTGCTGACATTCTGTGGAATACTGATAGTACCTAATACATCAACATCTATGTTGTTACCAACTATTACACTGCCTAACGCAACTTTAGTTGCTGGTGTGTTTGGACCAATTGGTCCTTGGAGACCGGTAGCACCAGTAGCGCCTGGTACTGTGGAGTTAGCACCAGTGGCGCCCTTTTGTCCTGTAGCGCCTGTTAAGCCTGTAGCGCCATCACCTGTAGCACCAGCAGGGCCAGTTTGACCAGTGGCGCCTGTTAAGCCTGTTTCTCCTAAGCCTGTTGCGCCTTGTACACCAACGCCAGTCGCACCTTGTGGTCCTTGTACGCCCTGTGGACCTTGTCCACCAATCATAGGAACACCACCCGGTGTAACACCGTCTGAATATTTTAATACTGGAGCAACTCCAGTTCCGGTGGTTTCTTCGTAGAACAGGCGTCCTTCTTCACCTACATAAACTGAAGGATCTACTTTATTGGCTCTACTGGAATAAACCTTTTGTGTAACTTTACGGGTCATTGGTTACCCTCACCCGTCAAATGGTTCGTCGTCTGCGGCTTCTTGTTGAACAGCAATGGGCAAACCAGCCATCTGCTTTACGCGATCTAATTCATCTCCACTGTCATAGACATTGTCCATGCCCACTGATTTTTTAAGTATTTCTAATTTGGCCTGTAGTGGAGGAACAAACACATCACCACCTTGAGCGTGATCTTGATTTGGTGGAGTAAAGTCTCTTACTGGTTCACTGCTCATTGGTTGAGGCTGTGGAGCATCACCTGCTTCGGCACGAGAAATCATATCTGCTAAACTTCTTAATAAATCGCTTATTCTCATGTTGGTTCCTTATGCTACTGGTGTAATTGAAATATAACCAGCACTGGCACCAGTTAGTAGTACATATGATACTGTGTTAGTTGCTTTAAGAGCAAAATGTTCAATAGTGTTTGCTGGCATTAGAATATCACTGTTGTTATTAGCAACGTCAGTACCAAATGCTATAACTGCTGGTTGTGTAACTGCAATTCGAACCTTAACTGCCTGTAGCGTTTGATTTGGAATTCCGTAACGGTCGCCTGTTAGTAACGTGGTTACATTACAAGTACCTGTAGTTGTTGTTAGGGTGTATAGCCCGGTGTTTCCTGTTGGTTTTGATAACATAATTTTTCCTTTTGCTAAGACCTGTTTTGTTCTTAGACTCTGTATTTATTAGACCACATCCGTGATTTCTATTGTTTCAATTTTACTAGTCCAACGAACATTCTGTCCCGCAGAACCTATTGCTTGAATACTCATACAGCCCAGTAGGTTATTGATCTCTAATGCCACTGTCCATCCACTGGCTGTGGTTGTAGCAGTTACAAGAGTAACCACAGGAACTGTTCCACTTGGAACAAAATCAGTTGTAGTTGATCCCACATCCTGTTTTAGTAGTCCTTCGAATGTCCAGAAAGCACTTTGTGAAGTACTACTATTCAACCGACCCACAACAGTACCTTTGAAATGTATTGTACTGCGATCACCGCCGCTGATTTGATTGCTTAATGTTCTACTGCCACTGCCGTCTGTAGTTAGATAAACCGGACTGGCATCATTTGACACAGCACCTAATACATAAGTAGCGGCCTGCATCGCACCTTGTGTTGTGTATTGACCGCCCGTAGCAAATCCTGGAGTGACCACAGCACCTGTGATACCTCTTGTTGAAGCACCGTGTCCACCAAGCACAACACTATAATCGCTGTTGGCAAGATTATTATTACCGCCTATGATCGCACTTGTTTGACCAGATGCTTGATTAAATGATCCGCCTGATATAACTGAATAATTACCTGACGCTACCTGCGTGTTGTTATTGATCTGTTTTTGCCAATCTGTAGCATATTCACCACGTTTATTTCCGCCTGCGTTGGCTATGTTAGCACCTGCTCCGCTTGGTACAATGGCCGCATCGATAGTACCCTGTGTCTGAGGTTCAACAAATAGTGATACAACTGCTGTCTGTGTGTTATCAATAATGTTATAACGCTCACCCCAGTAAATTAATCCTGCGTGTACACTGATAACACCGTTGCTATCAACCATAACATTATCGCCAACAATAACAGATCCCAATGTAGCAGTTGTAGCAGGATTGCTATAAATGTTAACAACACTGGCTCTACTGGTCAGTGTAAATGTAGTTCCTGTGAAGTTTAGGGTAGTAGCACTGGTGTTAACATTAACACCGCCTTGCTGTATTGTTAGACTGCCTCCCCCGCTACCGCCTCCACCACCACCAGAGCCGCCACTGGTAACGTACCATTTGGTGCCGTCCCAAGTGTATACATAGCCGTTAGGTGCTGTATAGGTATCACCTATCTGCGGGTTTAGTGGGAAAGTTAATGCCATTTGTCTATCCTATGTTCACGTAATAGTGTATTTATAGAAAAGAAAGCAGGATTATTGTTTGGCTTTTACTATCTCAGCAAACTCACGTTGCTCTTGTATACGTGATTTTATTATAGATTCCATTGATCCTTTTTCAAATAAAAGATTAGTCTTTGTATAAAATTCACTGTCTGTAGGCAGTTTTTGGAATAATTCTGTTATTTGGCGTACAGTTTCCGGGTCTGCTGTACTATTAGTAATAACCATCCAATGTGTAGAAGGGCCGGCATTATAACCTAGTTCTGTAAACGTGGGCACATGCGGAGCATAAGGAAGTCTACGATTACTTAAAGTAGCAATGATTTCTATTTTACCAGATTGTTCGTAAGGAGTAAATGTAGCAACTCCTCCCCACATGGCGTCTATAGTTCCTCCTATTAGATCATTCATAGCACTTCCTATACCTTTGTAAGGAACAATGACAAAATTAATTCCCATACTTTTACCTAACGTATAGGTATAGTAGTGATGGGCTCCGCCAAATCCATTGGTTCCTATAGTGATAGGTCGCTTAATATTCTTCCAATTTTTAATATTGCCAATCGGACTATTTTTGGTCATTATCAATGCGGTGCTGGTTGTACCTAACAGATGTAGGTATTTAAAATCCGACAATGCGATATTATCTAACAACATGGTATTTGCTAATACATTGCTGTCAATGGTCATTAGTGTAACATCATTTGTTTTATTACGGGCAACACTGCCTACACCTACAACACCACCTGCTCCTAACTTATACTCTACTACAACAGGGCGTTTTAATTCTTGTGTAATAAGTTTTTCTGCTTCGCGGGCAATAATATCTACCTGACCGCCTGGCGTAAAAGGCACAACTATCTTAATGGGCTGTGCTAACACACTTGTACAAAATAATAATCCTAAAATTATTCTACCAAGCATACACTCTCCTCAAACTTGCCGCCCTTGTTAGGTGGTATTGCTTGTTCATAACGAGTGATACGCACACTAGCAAAGTTATTGATTGCTTTACCAAATATCTCTTTTAACTCTGTTTCTTGTTCTTCAGTGATAGGATCATCTGTAACAATCTTAAACTCTACATCTTCATAACTGTGCTGTACAATCTGCCACTGACGAACTGGTGCTATCTTCTGCATCTCATAGCGTCCTGCTCTGGGCCAAAACTGTGTACCATCGGGAAGTTTAAGTAGATTACGCTCACGGCCCAACACTTCTGTAAATGTCTTATGTACACGACCACAGCCACATTCACCGCCCACTCTTGCGTAGTCTCCTATATCATAGCGTATGATAGGAGTTGCTGTATTGTACAGGTCTGTGATAACCACACGACCTACTTCGCCTTCTTGACAGGGATTGCCGTCCTTGTCTATAACTTCCACAATCTGTGTTTCCATCATGGTGTGATATAAACTGCTGACAGGACATTGTATTGCTATTGTACCAGTTTCGCTACAACTGTAGTTGTCTTCAATTTCAAGTCCACTTAGGGCTCTAAAACGATCACGCAAATCCTGATCCACTGTATCACTGATATTGCGGCAGTGTTTAAGATTGGTTAAAGTATAACCAGTACGTTCCCAAATAGTAACAAATCCACGAAGTACACCTGCGTGTAGAATCATGATATCTGGTTGGAAACGTTCCACTGCGGCCAACTGTTCTTCGGTCTTCATCCACACTGGTAGAGCCTGACTTGGTCCTGTAGTATGGAATATGCTCATAGGAGGACCCCACATTTGATGTTCTACTTGTATTTTGATACCTGCTTTGATAGCAGTTAGTCGTTGCCCTTCAGCATTGCGGCCCCACCACGAATGATCACGCAGAGTCATGGCATTCCAAATGATATTGTCCATGGCTGTTTTTAGTGTAGTGATAGGCTGTCCTGTTGATCCACTGGTACTGATTTCACGAGCGGGTTTATGAGCATCTGGAACATTGCGAGCAAAAAAGTCTTTGCCCGCGGACTGTATATCACGTTTGTTAAAGGGCTTTAACCGTTGTAGTCCTTCTACAGTAAACAGGTCTTTGGGCTGTAGATTTTGATCTGCTAGCCATTGTTTGAACCAAGGACTCTGTACAGCATGATGTAGAACAATACGCTTTAGTCCCTGCTCTTGTATTTCTTGTAATTCTTTTAGGCTGTACCATTGTGTGCGGTCCAAGTACTCCGCCCAACCTTTGATTTCTTTTGCTATATCTGCCATATTATTTCTTAAATGTTAGTACTGGGCAACAGTAAGCCAAGTCATAGTTGCCTACGTCAATAAATCGTGCTTCTCTTGCTCCGGTGGGAATAATCTGTTCTAGTTCTCGGCGTGTGGGCAAACAACTTTGTAATTGACTTGTAGCATACGTGTCAATCATTTCTAATTCATCCGCAGTCCAAGGTAGTTGGCTACGATCTGGAAATAGGTCATTGAATACTCCCGTAATGTTGCGAGTGTGTATAGTTTGTCCTTCTTGTTCTGCCAAGTACATAGATAGCATACGTCTGTAAGCAGACCAGTTGACTGTAGGATTTAGTCCTTCTCTGCGTAGATCATCTAGTGTAATAGGTGTATCAGGACGAGTATACATTCGGCAGGCAAATGTGCCACCGGGTTCTAACCAGTCTAGTATACGATCTAACAGTCTAAGTTGATCATGCGGAAATGCCACTTGATTGATACTGCCATCTCCCACAGCACCGCCAAAACGTTCATTAGGAAACTGTACTTGTAACCAGTCATTGTGTATAACTCGTTTAGTGTCTGTATCACCTAGCCAAACATTTGAAATCATGCCCGGTTCGCGTTCTACTGCTACGACATTTTCAAATGCTAGGGTCAGTTCGCGGGTAACACCTAGCAATAAGATATCGCTGTTAGTATTACCTATTAGGTCTTGTATTAGTCGTACAGCGTCTGGATCAGGACGCAATGGAGGTTGGCTACGCCCCCAGTGTTTGCTTCTTTCAGCCCAATGTGTTGTTGTCATAGCAGTATTTAACTGCTAAGATAATGGTTAAGGATTTTTTACTGCGGAGATAACCCAAAAGTCATTGCTCATTGAAGTATTTTGGATAACTTGATAGGGCATGTAAAAGTAGCCGTGATCAGCCCAAGCAGTACCCCAACTGTTGCGAGCAATGAAACGTTGTGTTGAATCATTATAGCCTACTAGACATACAGCGTGTCCACCTAGTAGTTGTTCAGTGTTGACATTCGGATAGGGCATTAGACCGCTACCGTTGGCATTTTGCCAAACACCCTGTTCAAAACTTTCGTAAACGTCAAACCCAATAACTACAGGGTTACCTAATGCCAATGCGTTTTTAACTGCGGTAAAGTCAGCACAGCGTTGATAGCCGGTGACCTTGCGTTTTAGTGCGTCAGTGTACGCGGTTGTAGGAGGTTTTGTGGCCCACTTGCGAATACTGTAGGGCCATAATGATTCTAATGGAGCACCTTTAGTATATGTAACTTTAATACCATCACGAATATAAGCACCTGCATCGTAGTTTACACTACCTTCTAAAACTCGTTCTTCGTAGTAGATAAACAGTCTGCTGACCTGTAGTTGTTTGCCGCCCTTACGATCAATTAGGTCAATAGCACCTGCGATAGCATTACCTGTACAAGATCCTAACTGTCCTTGATCATCTATAGGGCTAGCATACGTGCGTAAGTCAACACTAGTAGGTGCCACTTGAGGTGCGGCAGTAAACAAGTGATCACGATGATCAGGCAAGTCACGCTTCCAGTGGTACTTAGGAATACCTGCTGGGCTCAGCAGATTCTTCATATTGGTTGTTAGTAGATTCTTGCCTTTTAATAGTTCGTAGATCATTCGTTAAACTCCGATGTAGCCGTGTGTTATTGTGCCTTGATATAGTGATGTACCGATATACATTCTAAATAAACCGTGCTGTGGAGGATTGGCTGCTACAGTTCTGTTAAATGATCCGTTGCCATTAGAATCTAAAACTATTTGTCCGTAATTCTGTGGATAGGTCCAATCTGTATAAGGAACAGCATCGTTGTCAACCCAATAATACACCGTTACACCATTCAATGCCGACGAATTACTGGTTATAGTCCAAGTAATAGTGTCACCTGGGTAAGCCGTATGTGGATTACCAGATCCATTGGTAGTAGGAGTGAGTGTAACAATGTGACCACTGTAGCCATTAAGATATCCTGATCCAGGAGTACCTGTCCCTCCACTTGCCGCCCCACCACCGCCAGTTAAGTTATTGGAACCCGCAATCATTACTTGTGATATACTCACTACTGTCTCCTATTAATAGTTTACAAAGTTAGCGGCATTGTTGCCAGAAATTATCCAACGGCTACCATTGCTATAACTTTCTTCAACTTTTAACAGAGTAATCAAATTACCACCACCGTTATCTGTAAATCCATAACCATTGAGATAGTTTGGATCACCTGAACCTTCACTTCCGTCTAATGCTGGGCAGTAGATGGTTGTTCTACCATTGTCCTGTGTTGGACCAGCAACATTTACAAGACCGCCACTTACGTTAACAATTGTAATAACTGTGCCCACTGGGAACTGTACTTTTTCGTATCGAGGAATAATGACCACCTGGTCGGTGTTAGTTATATACAGATGTTTACCAGCATCACTTGCTTTCAATTCAAATTGTTTGTAAGAACGAGCATGTTTAACCTGTGGAATACCATTACCACTTGATGTCTGTTTAGTACCATCACCGAATACAATACCAGCCTCACTGTTAGTATAGACTGGGAACTGATCTACAGGACTTGTATCTATAATTGATAAAATTGGATTTCTGCCTGTAACCAGTGTAAACTGTGATGTAGCAGTTGTGATCTGATAGGGTCTTGCTACAGGAACGTCACCGTATGTAGTTCCATGCCCGCCTTCTGAACCATCCTGTATCGCAGGATACGCATCATTGATAGCAAATTCACCAACATGTGTATCAGCCGCAGAGCCATCTGCTGGTAAGTTAACCCCAAAGGCATTTCCTTCGCTAGCATTTAGATCAAATGTCTGTAGAGCCATTGAGTAAGTTTTTCCATCTGTAGCAATAGAATTACTATAATAGTTCCAACCGTGCTTGACTCCATACTCTACGCCTTCATGTGATACTTCCTGTGCCCAAATTGTACGTAGGCGTTGAATATCTAATTTTGCGGTCCATTGTACAAAGTCCTCACCATCATAACGATTGATGTTAATATAAACATTGTCATCATTATCTAAGGCTAAGCCTCCGCCATTCCAATCAGAATTATTTGCTCCTTCACCGCCATACATGAGATACTCTCTTGTGTACAACAGATCGCCATCGCCCTTTATTCGTCTAACGATCGGGTACCATCCCGTCGGGGCTGGACCGCCATCCCATATTTTTATCTGTCCTAAGACCACATTGTCTTCACTGTCCACCTGTAGTCCATTCATGTAACCTTCATTACCATCAAGTGAATAAGTCTTAGACCATAACGGTGTACCAGTTGAGTCTAATTTTACAATCAAAGGACGATAATAAGTACTACCGGACCCTACATATCGACTGTCATAAACTGAAGAGCCCCAGTATATGTTGCCCATGCTGTCATAGTCTACAGCAACTCCTGTATCGTAATCAGATTTTTCAATCCACTTGGCCCATAACATGTTAGTACTGGTTGTGGCTGTTGATACAACTTTGGTCAAGAATGTGTTAGCATCCGAATAGTGTTTTAGATACCATGGCCCACCTGTGCTAAAGTTTGGACTACCAGCAACAGTTACTCTTGTGTAGGTCAATGGACTAACACCACGTGTTATTACCTGATATCCTGTGTTTTCTACAGCATGTACATCACCAGCAGAATCACCTACCTGTAGTGCTTTGATCACTAAATCTGTAGCAGGGCTTGTTCCACCTAATTGTGTTCCTGGGAATGTTATTACATCATCTACAACATAGTGTGTACCACCGCTGAGGTGATAAACTATCAAGTTGTTAGTGGCTGTACTGGCATCCACTTGTACACCAATTGTAAATCCACTACCTACATTGGTGTTGGTTCCTGCTATCGGTGTGTATGGGAATGACCCGCTATCGCTAGCAGTTCCGCCCTGTGTAACAGTTAAAATACCTCCGCCGCCGTCAACAGTAGCAACTGTGATTGTTAAATCGTTGGCAGGAGTTGCTCCACCTAACAAGTCGCCTGTGACCAATATCTCGTGTCCGGGAAGATAATGAATACCAGCACTGATTACAGATACGGCATAACTACCACTGTTGTATTCAACAGTAAATGTAGCACCACTTCCCTGTCTTACTGTTCCTGAAATGTTATCATAATAGTCAATATAACTGACGTTACCGATACTATTATTACTGCCGTCATAAACTGTCCAACCATTTGTACCTAACTTCCATTCTGGTTTAGCATGTCCAGCGAACACAGTATCAGGTATTTCTAATGATGTGTGATCAGCCGCAACCACCATGGCATTGGTAACTGTAAATGTGATGTAGTTATCGCCCTGTATCGATCCTGTAATGAATCTTTCACCGGCTTCATTAATAACCATTCCGTTAGGTCCTATGTCATCTGCGGCACTATAACGATGCTGTTCAACAACATCACCAGTTAATGGATCTAGGTCCACAATCAACATTTGATCAGCATATCCTTCACTGCTGTCTATAGCAACAACCACAATACGTCCACTTGACGGATCATAGGCCACTGTTCGTGCGTCACCATTAAGAGAATAGCCACTGTTTTGTAGATTACGGTTGCTCAAACGAGTCTTCCATTCTATCTCACCAGCAGGCTTGACCTTGACAATCAATGGCATAGGATTGCGACCGTTATAAGTGTTTTCACCATGGCTGTTCCAGCAACCTACATAGTATTTGTTACCTTCTGGATCTATGGTCACTGAGTTGTAGTAATTGTAAACACCATACTCATTGTGTTCGTTAAAATAACCAACTGTATGGATATCACCCGAAGTAGCGCGAGTTATTTCAATGTTGCCTCCTACTGGTAGAGCCAAATCACCATTGGGTTTGAAGTCCCACTGATTAGCACCAGAAGCAATTATATCAATGCGAACATTGTCTGCTGTATCTGTTGGAGTGTATTCGTTAGAAGCGGTTACTGTGATAGTGGTTACATTTGTTGAACTATAACCAGCGTTGTCACCACTTGTTACTTTGGCATATAGTCCTTTGTGCTTGCTTTCTGTATAAGTCCACCCAGCAAGATCCATTTCTGTACCATCTGCGGGCAGTTGTGCTACAAAACCATAACTGCGTGTATCATTGCCGTCAATGCGACTGTATTCGCCTGCTTGGCCAGCAACAGCAACATAGTCTTTATAAACAGCCAACATTCTACCACCTACAGGATACTCATCTTGATAACTATTAGAGGTGCCAGTTGGGTTGGCCCAACCCCACAGGACTTCAGGTCCAAAATTACGTTGCCATAGGACCTTACCATTAGCGGCATCATACGATGCTACAACAATTTCCTGAGTAGTATAACCATCACCGATAACATTACTGGACGGAGCATCTTTATAGTAGGGTTTTTCTGTTTGGAATGTGGCATAAACTTTGCCGTCATTATAAACAACCTGAGCACCAAGATCGGAACAGTCTCCCGGTCCTACTAAACGACTCCATTTTACAACACCCATTGAATCTGTTTTTAGAATTAAAGCGGCCTGTCCTGTGTAATAACCTCCGTGTAAATCTTGTACAAAATTAGGAATTTCGTAACTGCCCACAATATAAAGATTACCGTCCATGTCTGCGTCAATGCTGGCACCTATTAAATTCCAACCATCATATTGGTTTTCTGGGTTGAAAATAGATTTGCCCCAAACAACAGCACCATTTGTATCAAATTTAGCAAGAATAATGTGATTATCATTGCCTGAGCCCCCCCCGCTACTATAGGCATTATTGCCCGCAACTATGATATTGTTGCCACCATCTACGGCTAAACTTGGAGCATAAGTATTATAAGATGTGCCCCAGTTCTTGGTCCATACTATAGATCCTGTTAAACTTGTTAACTTGAGAACAAATAAAGATGCGTGATCACTTTGAGTGTTATCACCTCGTAGACCTGCTACAATAATATCATCATTACCGTCTACTGCTAAACAAAAACCAGTTGCGTAGTCGTAACTATCTTTAATAGTCTTTTGCCAAAGTAGATTGCCGTCCATGTCAAACTTGCTGACCGCAAAGAAATTGTCCTCCCAATCTAAAGTAATAACAATAGCGTTATCTTGACTATCTACAACAACACCAAATCCGTTGCTGTAACCGTCTAAGTGAGTGTATTTGCTCCACAAGACATTGCCTTTGGAGTCGTACTTAGTAAGGAATGCGTTACCAGCACCTGTTGGATCAACTTCATTATAACCGGATTCTTCCCATCCGCTTAGGTATAGGTTACCCATGCTGTCATAGGCTACACCTTCTGTACCTGCCCAGTTGCCTTTAGTACGAACTGTGCTGATCCAAGTTTCTGGATCTTGGCTAGCAATGCTAACGCCCATTTCACTGTTGACTGTTTTACCATCAACATGTAATTGATCTGTAATCGCATACTTCAAGTCCATCCAAGCAGTAGCACCATCACCTAGTTTAACACGGCGTGTGTCTGCTTCAATGCCCATTTCACCATTTGCTAGAATTGGATTTACTGTCATCCAATTTTGTGTAGTATCTCTGCGTAGTTTAATTCTTGTAGCCATTTTGGTTATGCTCCGTAGTTTCCATCTAATGTGTTATCCACTGACTGGTCAGCGTGTTGACCATCAATGATAAAATTTGCTTTCTTTTGTACTATGCCCAGTGCGGAACTCCATCTGTCCCCTGCCCAAACATAGGTTACTCCGTTATCACCTACAAATTCCTGATTCACAGCAGGATCGCTGGGAAATTGTAGTGTGTATTGTTGTCCTGGATAATTTGCCATATCAATATTTACCTTAAATTGCTGTTAGCCAAGTTGAAGCGTTGCCGCCGTCTACCACACTAACAGTTATGGGAGCACCGTCGATCTTTATGCCTTCTTGGGTTAAACTTAATGCTCTACCACTCATGTAGATTGTAGAACTGCTGACATACAGAGCATTCCACTGATGTGTAGGACTACCTAAGTTATATGCTAGGTTATCTGTGGGTACTATATTGCCCGCTACATTAACGGTCTGTGTGGCAGTAGTATCTCGTACACCAATTGTAGTGTCTTCGATGGTCAATCCTTCTAGATATATTTCAGGATCGGGTATAACAATAGGACTCAAATCAGTCCAGTTGTCATTGTATTTGATATAAGCACGACCATCTACTGAATTAAACCAAAGACGACCTAAATCTCCATCAGGTGCTGTATCGCTGACAATAGCAACACCTTGATAGGCTGTGTACTGCGTAGTATCATCGGGGAATACCAGTCCATAGTCACTATTGTCAAATGTCCAGCCAAGTTCACCGCCAACAGCAAGACCGTCATAAGTGATAATACTTGCGGACTGTCCTTGAATGTTAACATTACCTGCTCGGGTATAACCAATACCACCAAAGATCAATACATCGCCACCGTCAACACCATCACTTAATCCCGGAGCACCATACAACATCAACGGTGCTTCACTGTTAATTGCGGACTGTACAGTGACACTACCGTCAGCACCTATCTGTATGCCCTGTTCTGGGTTACCTACAATTAAACTGGTAGTGGTATTTCCAGGGCCAAATATCTCAAATATATCATTAGGACCATACTCGATAGTGTTTAATACTAAAGATTCGTTACCTCTGACCAATGTTGAAGTGGTCTTATTACCTGTAACATTACTATAGTCTATTGTTCCTGTAAATGCTGTAGGCTGTCTAGTACTGTCAGGGAATACTAAACCGCCTGTGGTATCAAATGTCCAGGAGTTGTTTTCACCAGTTGCTATACTGACTGTGCCAGTTGAGTCCACTGGAGCAATTGTAGTATCTTCAATGGTCAAACCATCTAAGTATACAGAAGGATCAGTTGGTATAACAGGACTTAGATCTGTCCATAGATCGTTGTACTTGATGTAAGCACGACCGTCCACTGAATTAAACCAAATACGACCTAGGTCATCGCTAGGTGCGGTGTCGCTAATAATAGTACTACCTTGCCAGGCTGTGTATTGTGTAGTTTCATCTGGGAATACTAATCCAAAATCTGTGTTGTCAAAGAACCAACCATTATTTTGTGGGGGACCAATATGGACTCCATCGATTGTTAATATGTCTAAGTATTGTCCTTGAATATCTACACCACCGAGATTGCTATCCAAGGTGCCGCCACCAAAGATCAATACATCGCCACCGTCAACACCAGTGCTCTGTCCTGTGGCACCTATTATCATTACAGGTGTAGCAGTATCATCTCTTGCTGTAATTACAATACTACCTTCTCGACCAATAGATATACCCTGAGTTTCGTCACCTATGATCAAAGTGGTAGTGGTGTTGTAGTATGCTCCCACAGTTGATACAGTGCCACCCGGATAGTTTGTACTCTTGAAGATTAATGGATCTGCATCAGTAAATGTAGCAAGTGTACCACTTTCACCAACAGGTCTGGCAACATTCAACAGACCAAGTTGTAGGCTGGGGTTAAAAAATTGTATGTTTAAAGGTTGGGGCTGTTGGTTTGCTCGAGCAGGATCTGTCCAATAACCCTCTGATCCAAAGTTGTTCTGG